ATCCCCGCGAACTGGGGGCGGCGCGGCCGACCCCAGCACATACGGACCACGGAAAACATCAACCGAGTCATGATGTTGCTGGCGTTCGGCTGGAACAATGAGCGCATCGCCAACTCGCTCGGGATCACGCTTCCCACTTTTCGGAAGCATTATTTTTCTTTGGCGAAGTCCCAGCGTGACATCGCCCGCGATCGGCTCGATGCCGCCTACGCGATGAAGCTGTGGGCTCAAGTCCAGGAAGGCAACGTCGGCGCCATGCGGCTGTGGCTTGCCCTGGTCGATCGCAATGATCGGATGGGCGCCGAGGCGTCGATGGGCTCAACGACGGAAGCGCCCGCGCCGGCGCCTCGGCTAGGCAAGAAAGGTCTCGACGAGCAAAGCGCGATGGAAGCTGACGCTGACCTGACTGCCGATCTCGAGCGGGAAGCGGCGGCGCAGAATGCGGTCCTCAACTGAGGCGCCCCCGCGCTTCGCCTGTCTGGATTGGTGGGAGAAAATCCAAGCCGGCGAGACGCCAATGGCGAGCGTCCCGCTCAATGCGAAGCGAGCCGCAAAGGCGCTGGCGTTCTTCAATCGGCTGAAGCTTCCCGACGTCGCCGGCAACCCGCCTCTGTCGGAGGCCTGCGGCGAATGGTTCAGAGACCTCCTCTGCGCTTTCCTGGCAAGCGAAGACCCTGAGACCAAGCGACGGCTCGTGTGGGAGCTGCTGTGCATGGTCCCGAAAAAGAACTCGAAGACCTGTTACGTCGCGGCGCTCGGTTTGACGGCGCTTTACATGGAGGAAGCGCCAAACCGGCAGATGCTGATTGTGGCGCCAAGCCAAAACATCTCAGAGCGGTGCTTCGGCTTCGCTCAAGGAATGATCAGGCTCGACGAACGCCTCAACAAAATCTTCAAGGTGCAGGACCACCTGAAGTGCATCACTCGCCGCAAGACCGGGACACAGCTCGACGTCAAGTCGTTCGATACGCAGATCGTCGTTGGCGAAATCCCGATCCTGACAATCATCGACGAGCTGCACGAGCTCGGAAAGCGAGCGAAAGCCGCGGCCGTCATGCAGCAAATTCGCGGTGGCGGCATCACGATGCAAGGCGGCCAGGTGCTCATGATCACGACGCAGTCGGATGAGCAGCCTGCGGGGATCTGGAAAACGGAACTGAAAAAGGCGCGGGATATCCGCGATGGCAAAGGCGGCAGCGCTCCGATTATGCTGCCGGTGCTGTATGAGTTTCCGCAGAACCTGCAGCGCGACCAATCCTATTGGCGCGATCAAAGCAAGTGGCCGCTGCTGTTGCCGAACCTCGGCCGGTCGATTGATCCGCAGCGATTGGTCGACGACTACCTGAATAACGGTCGCGCGACGGACGAAACCGAACAGATTTGGGCGTCACAGCATCTCAACATCGAAATCGGCGTCGGCATCGGTGACGACGGTTGGCGCGGCGCCGACTATTGGGAAGCGGGCGGCGACGCAAGCCTTGCAAACCTTGATGTTGTACTCGCTCGTTCCGAGGTCGTGACATTCGGCGGCGACGGCGGCGGCCTCGACGATCTCTTGGGCGCTGCGGTGATTGGCCGCGAAAAGATCACGCGCCGTTGGCTGATCTGGAACCACGCGTTCGCGCACGAAAAGGTTCTCGAGGTCCGCAAGGACATCGCGCCGCGGCTTCTGGACTTTGCCGAGGAACGCTCGCTCACGATCTGCAAAAGCGCTGCCGAGTTGATGGCCAAGTTCGGCGATCTGTTTGCCCGCGTACTGGCGTCCGGCAAGCTTCCCGAAAAGGACGGCGTCGGCCTCGACCCCAACAACGTCGCGGCGATGATCGAGCAACTGATGTCGCGCGGCATGCCGGACACGATGCTGCGGCGGCTCATTCAAGGGCCCGCGCTTTCCCCCGCCTGGTGGGGAATGGAAATGAAGCTCGCCGACGGCACGCTGTCGCATGCGGGCCTCGCGTTGATGAATTGGGTCGTCGGCAACGCAAAGGTTGAACCTCGCGGCAACGGAATTCTGATCACGAAGCAGCAGGCAGGCCGGGCAAAGATTGACCCTCTGATCGCGACCGCGGAAGCGGCAATCCTCATGAGTTGGAATCCGGCTGCTCGAATGGGTTCGATCTTCGAGCGTCCCGAACTGTGGCAAACAGACGAGCAGGCAGCCGGAAATGAAGTGGCCATTCTTCCGCAATAGGGACGGCGGCGCAGCCGAGCGACGCGAGCCGACGTTCAATGCGGCATCGCCGGAAAATCCGTCCACCAATCTGAGCAATCCGGACGGATGGATCGTTGACGCAATGGGCGGCGGCGCGAGCTTTGCTGGCCCGCTGGTCTCCGAACAATCGGCGATGCGGTCGACAACCGTGTTTCGTTGCGTATCACTGGTATCGGGCCTCAATGCGACGGTGCCAATCGGGGTCTATGAGACGACGTCGCAGGGCCGGCGTGATGCCGGCGATCATCGCTACCACTATCTCTTGCACGACGAGCCGAATGATCTCATGTCGGCGTTTACCTGGGTGCAGTTGATCAGTGTCGATCTGCTGTTGGGCGGAAATCACTATTCGCTGATCGAATACGACAACGCCGCCCGCGTGGTGGGGTTCTTTCCGCTGGTGCGGACGTCCGTCACGCCAAGGCGTGAGGGCGACCGCAACAAGTACGACGTGCGGACTGACAAGGGCCTGATGACGGTTGACCAGGCCGATATCATCCACGTTCCGGGTCTGGGGTTCGATGGGCTCAAGGGCCTCTCTCCGATTGCCTTTGCCGGCAAGCAAAGCATCGGCCTCGACCTTGCGATGCAGGAAGCCACGGCACGGCTGCATGCGAACGGCGTGCGACCGACCGGGATGGTTGAGGTCAGTGGGAATATTTCTCCGGACGCCTTCAAGGCCATGAAAGCGGAATTCCGGCAAGGATATGCCGGCGTTGCCAATATGGGGCGCCCGATCTTCGTCGACAAAGACACCAAATGGACGGCGCTGCAGATATCGCCGGAAGATGCGCAGACGCTCGATAGTCGCCGGTTCCAGGTCACGGATATCTGCCGGCTGTTCGGCGTCCCTCCGCATCTGGTGATGGAGACAGATAAGTCGACGTCGTGGGGCACCGGAATTGAACAGCAGTCCTTGAGCTTTCTGCGCTTCTCGATTGATCCGTGGCTTAAGGCGATCGAGGGCGAACTGAAGCGGAAACTGTTCTCCCGAAGCACCTTCTATGCGGAATTCAACCGCGACGCGCTGTTGGCGATGGATTCCAAGGCGCAATCGGAAGCCTTCGCGAGCGGCATCCAGAACGCCTACTACAAGCCATCGGAAGTCCGGCGTTGGAAGAACCTTCCGCCGGTCGATGGTGCCGATCAGCTCTACATCAATTCGACAATGCAGCCGCTCGCCATGGCCGGTCAACGTCGCGCCGATCAAACGCCGAACGCCGCCTGACCTGCATTCGATCTCGTCGCAACCTCATCAGAAAGCCGCCACCATGTCGCTCTCTGCGCTGCGCCAAAAGCTCGTCGATCATACCAGGGCGATCTTCGCGCTTGATGCGCGTCGTCGCGAAGCTTTCGCGATGACGATGCTCGATCTGGTGCGCGGCGCCGAGGTCAGCGATTGCCGGCTGGCACAAATCTGCGGCGTGTCGCCGAATCAAGCCGATTCGAACGCAGCGGCGCAAGGAGAAGGCCCGCGCGAGCGTGCGCAGCGTCTCGCAAGGCCGATCATTGTGCCCGGCGGCAGCAATCGGAAGGCGACCGCCATCATCTCGTTCCGCGGCGTGGTGCTCTACGATTATGAGTATCAGCCCTACGCGGTGTCGGCGCTGATGTTCGCCCAGACGGTCGAAGCGTTGGCGGCTGACGACAATATCGGCGCCATCGTCGTCGACATGGATTCTCCGGGCGGCGTGGTGACCGGAGTGAAAGAGGCGGCGGACGCGCTGTTCGCGGCTCGTAAGGCCGGCAAGACGACGGTCGTCCTGGTCAATCCGCTGTCGGCAAGCGCTGGGTACTGGATTGCGTCGCAGGCCGGAGAAGTGATTGGCGTTCCGTCATGCGAAGTCGGTTCGGTCGGCGTGTTCATGCTGCATCTCGACTATTCACAATTCCTCGCCGAGGCCGGCATCAAGCCGACCTTCATCTTCTCGGCGCCCTACAAGGTCGAAGGAAACTCGTTCGAGCCGCTGTCCGAGGAAACCAAAGCGCAGTGGCAGATCGAATGCGACGCCTGCTATCAGGATTTTCTCGACGCAGTCGCACGCGGTCGTGAGATCGACGCCGACAAGGTCCGGAGCGCTTTCGGTGAGGGCCGTACCAAGACCGCCGACGATGCCAAGCGTTCCGGAATGATCGACCGCATCGACACGATCGCCGGTGCCTTCCGTCGCGTCGGGATCGTCGTCATGGAAGGCAATTCGCTGCGTCGCGTGGAAGCGGACTCCGGCGGTGTCGCCGCGAGCGAGTCCGCCGAAGAGCCGCAGGCCCCGGCGGATGAGCGTGACGAGCGCCGGCAGACGCGCATGAAGGGTCGGCTGGCGCTCGCGCACCACGCCGACTGAATCGCGAAACCTCAGAGATTGGCGCGCGGGCAACCCGCCCCGCGCTTCGGCGACCGCCCCGACTTCTGGCGGTTATCCAGCATGCCCTGAAAGGAGCATACTATGACTGTCAAGGAGCTGCGGGAGAAGCGCGCCAAATTGGTGGCCGATGCCCGAACCCTGTTCGATTCCATCAACGCCAACACGCCGGAAGCGGAGGCGAAGGAAACCGAGGCCAAATTCGACACCATGATGGCCGAGGCCGACGATCTGAAAGCGAAGATCGACCGCGCCGAACGCCTCGAAGCCTCGGAAGCGCACCTTGCGCAGCGCCAGGCGGCCAGCGCTGCCGCCCGCGGCATCTCGATCGACGAACAGCAGGACGAAGACCTGATCGAGCAGGAAGCGTTCAGCACTTATCTGCGTGGCGGCATGACGGCGCTCACTGCTGATCAGCAGCAGATCGCCACGCGTCGGTTCCAGGCAGCGCAGTCGACGGGTTCGCAGACCGGCGGCGGCTACACTGTGCCTCAGGGCTTCTATGCCCAGATGGAAAGCGCCGAGCTGGCCTACGGCGGTATGCTCGAGGCGGCGTTCGTGTTCGATACCGACAGCGGCAATCAGTTGCCGATCCCGACGGACAACGACACCTCGAATTCCGGCGCGATTCTGCAGGAGAACATCATCACTCCCGAGCAGGACGTGACCTTTGGCATGGTGCCGTTGAATGCCTACACCTACACGTCCAAGCTGGTGCGGGTCTCGAACCAGCTCCTGCAGGACTCGGCGTTCAATCTCGACGCGTTCCTCGCGAACAAGCTCGGCACCCGCATTGCGCGGGCGACGAATGCTCACTTCACCACGGGCGACGGCGCATCGAAGCCGACCGGAGTGGCGTTTGTGTCCACGCTCGGCAAGGCCGGCGCGACCGGGCAGACTTTGACGATCGTGTGGGACGATATCATCGACCTGCATCACTCCGTCGATCCCGCCTATCGCCGGAATGGCCGCTTCATGATGGCCGACTCCGCGCTCAAGATCATCAAGAAGCTCAAGGACGGCGAGGGCCGCTATCTGTGGCAGTCTGGCGTCGCCCTCAAGGAGCCCGACACGATCGACGGCAAGCCGTACACCATCAATCAGGACATGGCCGCCATGGCAGCTTCGGCCAAGTCGATGCTGTTCGGCGACTTTTCCAAGTACTGGATTCGTCGTGTCCGCGGCGTCCAGGTGTTGCGCCTGACCGAGCGGTACGCCGACTACAACCAGACCGGCTTCGTCGCGTTCCAGCGCTGGGACGGCAACTTGGTCGACGCCGGAACCCATCCGATCAAGCACTACGCCAACTCGGCGACCTGATTGGCCGATCTAGCTCGATCGGTTCGCGCAATAACCGCGCCGCGGTCGGCGGCGCGGTTCCGTCAATTCCCATTCGTGGAGACGTCCCATGAACCTCAGCAAAGCCGTCAAGACCGTCCGAATGAAGCCGGACGGCACCAACTACACCGCCTCCGCCGCGTCTTCGGACGCGACGAGCGATATCCTCGACACCGCCGGATTCGACTCCGTGCGCTTCCTGGTTGGGTTCGGCGCCATCGTGACGAACGGTGTCCAGGGCATCAAGGTCCAGCAGAACACTGCCAACAGCGCGACGGGCATGGCCGATCTTGCCGGCAGCGCCATCACGGTCGCCGATTCCGATGATGGTAAGGTCGCGATCAGCGACATCTACCGGCCGCAGGAACGATACCTGCGGGTGATCACGACCCGGGCCACGCAGAATTCGACGGTCGATTTCCTGATCGCCGAACTCTACAACGCGAAGTCGCAGCCCATCACGGACGACGCAACCGTGATCTCGTCAGAACTTTCGCTGTCGCCGGCCGAAGGCACGGCGTAGCGGGCCATCCACACCAACACACCCGTCCCTCGCATGGGTAGGCGGCACGCGCTCTTGCGCGGGCGCGGGCCGCTGCAACCAACGGAAGGAATAGCGCTATGGCCGACAATACCTATCTGCCGAAGGTCTATCGCAAGGAAGGCGGCAACGCCCAGATCGTCGCCAACGGCGGTTACACGGATTATGAAGACGGCGCCGAGCTTCGCGACCGCGGTGTGCCGATCATCGGCGCCAATGCGACCTATGTGGGCGCCATCGCTGCGCAGCCGGCGTCCGGTTCGGTCGCCGTCGCGATCACCCGCATGGGGCCGTTCTTTAGCCTTACGTTCACGCTGACGGCCGCTCAGATCCCGGTGACGGATGCGGCTGGGTCCGGCTCGTCCGGCTCGCTCAAGCTGTTCGATTTCGTGCAAGGCGGCGTGGTGCCGCTCGGATGCCGGCAGGATTACTCGGCGTTCGCCGAAGGCGCAGCTTTGACCGGCGGCGCCGGTGATGCTGCCTTCGTGATGGGTCTGGGGTCGGCGGCGGCGAATGCCGGCGACGGCGCCCTGACTGGAACGGAAGTGGACTTCGGTGCCGTTACCGCCACCATCACCCTGTCGAGCGGAACGGCGACCGCCAGCAAGTTCTCCGGCGCCGGGCTCAATACCAGCGCCGCGTTGGACGGGACGGCGACCGCCGTCGATCTCTACCTCAACTGGTCCGGCTCGGCGGCGACGATCGACGCCAATTCGACGATCGATGTCACCGGCACCATCACGGTGATCGGCGCGCTCCTCGGCGACGACTGATCGCGTCGGTAGGCGCTTTAAGCCATTGGCGAATGCATCGGCGGCGAGCGATAGCACCGCCGATGCCCCCTCGCATTCATTCGATCTCTCAGGTGATCCGATGCGCATAAAAGTGAAGGTGTTGCGATCGTTCCCGTATCTTGACGGGACGGTCAGCCGAGAGATCAAGGCCGATACGCTGGACGAAGTTGAAGGCGATCACTTCGATGGCCTCAAGGCAAGGGGATTCGTCGAAGCAGTCGATGTCGCCGTTCGCGCGGCGTCGGAAGACATGACGCTGGCGCTGGACGACTCGCGCCCAAAGCTGACGCTCCCCGAACGCAAGCGGCGCTGACCTCCCATGTACCGCCCCGTCCTTGTAACGGCACCAGCATCGACTCCGATATCGCTTACGGAAGCGAAGGCGCATCTCGACGTGTCCTATACAGAAAGGGATACGTTGATTGGTGCGCTTATCGACGCCGCGACGGCGCATCTCGACGGATGGACGGGGATCTTGGGGCGGTGCCTGATCACGCAGACGTGGCGGCAAGATTTCGACGCGTTCAGCGGTTGTTTGCGCCTGCCGTTGTTTCCGGTCGCGTCGATCGCCAGCGTCAAATATGACGACGCCAGCGATGTCGAGCAGACGGTGAGCAGCGCAAATTATACGCTGCTGAACGATGATCTCGGCGCCTATGTCCGATTTATTTCGGACTACAGCTTTCCAACCACGCATGATGAAGGGCCGGTCGTTCGCGTCGCCTATGTGGCCGGGGAAGCCGCGGCCACTGCGGCGATCAAGCATGCCATGTTGATGATGGTGCGGCATTGGTATGACAACCCGTCGGCTGTGCAGGTGGGGGCGGTCGCGCAAGCCATGCCGTTGGCTGTTGATGCGCTGCTGGCGCCGTATCGCCGGATCAGGTTCTGATCGATGCAGCGCCGCTACGATCGCATCATCACCGTTCAGCGGGCGACCGTGACGCAGTCGGATTCCGGCGAGCCGGTTTTGACCTGGGCGGATATCGCTTATCGGATTACCGCTGGTCAGGCGCCGACGCCGGGCGCCGAACGGTTCACGTCTGCGCAGGAAGTTGCCGAGCAGGAAGTGACCTTCACGATCCGGTTTCACGCCATCCCGTCGGCATCGCGTCCGCTGACGCCGAAGGATCGGGTGCTGTGCCCGTCCTATGATCTGGCGGCGAATGTACAAGCTCCGGCGACATCGCGGATCTTTGATATTCTCGGCGCCGAGGAAGTCGGCCGGGAGGTTGATCTGCGTATCCGCACCAGCCGGCGGATGGACGTCGCCTAATGGCCATCAAGGATATCAGGCCAGCACTGCGGGCGTTCCTTCTGGCGGACGCCGCGATCTCGTCGGCCGTCGGCGCCAGCCGCATCTATCCGATCGTGCTGCCGCAGGGAATCAAACTCGCGAGTGTGGTCTACACGAGGATTTCCGGGGCCGGTGATCATCACATGACCGGGCCGTCCTGGCTCGCCAGTCCTCGCCTGCAGATCGACGCATGGGCGCCGACCGGCGACGCCGCGGCGAGTCTCGCCAACCTTGTCAAGGAATGCCTTGACGGATACCAGGGCGTCATGGGCTCGGGTGGCTTTGCCGTGACGGTGCAAGGTGTTTTCTTCGACGGCGAGCGTGACGACTACGATGCCGACACGACCATGTATCGGGTCAGTCGGGATTACTTCATCTGGCACGAAGAGCGATGATGTGGCTCGTTCGATCAAGTCGGCGATGCGGGTCGAAGGTCTCAAGGAACTTGAGGCGGCGCTGTATGAACTTCCGCGAGCTATTGGCGGCAACGTCTTAAAACGGGCGATCGTCAAGCCGGCCGGGGTCTTCGCGGCGCGAGCGCGTGAGCTAGCGCCGAAGAGCACGCTGCCAAGGCATGCGACGCATCTGAAACAGGAAATAGCCGTCGGAAAGCCAAAGATCATCACCGCCGGCAAGGCGGCATTCGCTGCGGCCATGAGCGAAGGCGCGACCAGGGCAGAAGCCGGGCAGGCGGCGCGAGCGGCGAATTCTGCAGCCGGCGGCGCCGGTCGCCATGCGGTTGTGCAGGTGGGGCCGACGCATCGCGCTTTCTACGGCTTGTTCGGAGAGTTCGGCACTCGACACCATCCGCCGCATCCATTCATGCGGCCGGCCTGGGATGAACTGTCGCCGATGATGCCGCAAATGGTCGGCGATACGCTTGCTGAAGAAATCGAGAAGGCACGCAAGCGTCTTGCCAAAAAGGCCGAGCGGCTGGCCGCCAAGATGGGCGCCTGATCAATTCCCCAACTCCCGCCGGGGTGACGTCGCGGGGCATCAATCCACATTCTTGAGAAGGACACGCCGCGATGACGACGAGCGCGAAGATCGGCTATGGTACGTTGTTTCAGATCCTCACCAGCACCGGGCCGAACGTCTGGACCTCGGTCGCCGAAGTCACCAGCATCACCCCGCCGGGCCTGTCGCGCGACACGGTCGATGCGACGCATTCGGAGTCGGCGGACAAGTTTCGCGAATTCATCCCGGGCCTGATCGACGGCGGCGAGGTGTCGCTTGAATTAAACTTCGTGCCGGGCAACTCGACGACGACGCTGCTTCTGGCCGAGATAGAGCAGGCGGCGGCACGCAGCTACAAGATCGTGTTTCCCGGCGGCGAGACGTTCTCGTTCAGCGGAATCGCCACGGCATTCGAGCCCGACGCGCCTGTCGACGACAAAATGTCGGCTTCGGCGACGTTCAAGATCACCGGCAAGCCTGTCCTCGCCGCTGCCGCGGCGCCTGTCAATTCCATCCTGCCGGCGATCTCGGGTCTGCTGACCGAAGGCGCGACGCTGACTGCCTATCCGGGCAACTGGTCGGGGGCGCCGACGTTCACCTACCAGTGGAAGAACGCGGGATCGAACATCAGCGGCGCGACGTCGCAGACCTACGTCATCGTCGCGGGCGATTCCGGCGATGCCATCACGGTCGCGGTGACGGGCACCAATGCGGCCGGAAATGCGACCGCGACGTCTGCGGCGGTCACGGCTGCGTAAGGGCTGGTCATGGCAAACGCCAACAAAGGCGAGGTCGAATTCGAGGCGAGCGGGACAGTTTATAAGCTGTCCTTCTCTGCCAATGCCTTGTGCGAGATCGAGGACGCGCTCGGCATGAATGTCGAGGTCGTCATCGCCGAGCTTATAACGGCCAAGAACGTAAAGCTCGGACAACTCCGCATATTGTTCTGGCAGGGCCTGCGGGATCATCTGCCGGACATCACCTTGGATGAAACCAAGGCCATTCTGCGAACCATGAAGCCGGCGGATATGGGCCGACTGATCGGCGAGGCGTTCGTGCGCTCGATGCCGGCGGCTCCCGAAGGTGAGGCCGCGAACCCTCAGTCGCCGGGCGGCCCGGATGGGACTGGCCCGGCATCCTAGAAACGTGGCTTGAGACGGGCCGCGGAGAAGATGAATTCTGGCGGCGCACGCCGCGCCAGATCGCAAGAGTGTTCAAGGCAGAAGCGCGACGCCAAACGCGCGAGCACAACGAACGCGCCTGGGCGGTCTGGCATATCGCAGCCCTGCAACGCACGAAGAAACTACCGAAGCTCGACAAGCTGATGCGCCGCGAAAGCCGGCGCCGGCCGCAGACAGCGAACGAAATGCTGGCGGTCGTGACGATGCTCAACGCTGCCTATGGCGGCACGATTACAGCAAAAAAGGTCTGATTCATGGCTGCCGGCAATGCCGTCATCGGTGCGTTGCGTGTTGTCCTGGGTGCGGATTCCGCCGAGCTGGAAACCGGGCTCAAGAGCGCGGCAGCCAAGGTGTCTGAATTTGGCGCGTCCGTCGCCAAGGCCGGGGCGATCGCGGGCGCCGCATTCGCAGCGATCGGCGTCGGTATCGCGGCGTCGCTGAAAGGCTCGCTCGAAAGCGCCGACAAACTCGGCAAGATGTCGCAATCAGTCGGCATCCCGGTCGAAGAACTGTCGAAGCTCAAGCATGCTGCCGACCTGTCCGACGTCAGCCTTGAGGCGCTTGGGACGTCGGTCGGTAAGCTCTCGAAGAATATGGTAGCCGTCGCCGGCGGGGCATCGAACGATGCAGCCCAGGCGTTCACCGCAATGGGCGTCGCCGTCAAGAATACTGATGGGACACTGCGGTCCTCGTCCCTCGTGCTTGGCGATATCGCCGAAAAGTTCAAGGGCTACGAAGACGGCGCCGCGAAGACGGCTCTTGCCATGGCGTTGTTCGGCAAGGCCGGCGCACAGATGATCCCGCTTCTCAATTCCGGCCGGGATGGTCTGCAGGAGATGAAGGACGAGGCGGCAGCGCTCGGCATCGTCATCGACGAAAAGACGGCCAAGGCAGCCGAGAACTTCAACGATAATCTGACCCGGCTCGGCAAGGTCAAGGAAGGCATTATCACGCAGGTGATGGCGCGGCTCGCGCCGGCGCTGGCGCAACTGTCGACGACATTGTTCGACGCCGCCAAGAACAGTGACCTGATGAAGGGAACGGTCGACGGGCTTGCGAACGCCATCAAAGGCGCGATCAGCATTGCGCTCGGCGGTATCGTCGCCTTTCAGCGCATCGGCGCCGAGCTGTCTGCCCTTTGGAACGTGCTCATGGCGCCGAACTGGCAGGCCATGAAACAGGCATGGGCAGCGTTCACCGTAGAAGGCGACAAGACGGATGCGGCTTTCAAAGGGCTGAGCGAGACCATCCAAAAGTTCTGGACGACGACCGATCAGGCTGCGGCAGCGACTGGGCAGGCTGTGACGACCAAGATGGCGGCGCCGATCATCCAGGCGGCCGGGGCGGCGAAAAATGCGCTGCTGACGTTCCTGGATTCGACGGTCAAAAAGACCGAAGGCCTTAAGGCGGAAGCTCAGGCGATCGGCCTTTCTGCGACGGAGATGGAGAAGGAAAAGATCATTGCCCAGGCGAACGCAATCGCCAAGGCAAACAACATCACTGTCACGGCGGCATTGAGACAGAAGATCGACGAAACCGCCGCGGCGCAAGCCCGGTGGAACATTGCAGCGACGTTCGGAAAGCAGGTCTTCGAGCAGACGCGGACGCCGGCAGAACAGTTCGGGCAGACGATCGAGCGCTTGAACATCGCCTATCAGTCAGGCGCCATCAATGCCGACACCTATGCGCGCGGCGTTGCCCAGGCACAGGACAAAATGGCCCAGGCAAGTCCTTATGCGCAGGCGCTGGGAAACTCGCTGACATCGGCGTTCGACAAGGCAATCCAGGGCGGCACGAAGCTTTCGGACGTGCTCAAAAGCCTCCTGCAGGATCTGGCGCGAGCCCTTGCCAATCAGGCGTTCAAGTCTTTGCTGTTCGGCAATTCCAGCACGGGCGGCACGTCAGCCGGGCTGTTGGGGTCTCTGTTCAGCGGCACCGGCTCCCCGATGAATATTCTGCCGGCGTTTGCTCAAGGCGGATCGTTTACGGTCGGCGGCGCTGGCGGCATCGACAGTCAGATCGCCGCCATGCGGGTTTCGCCCGGCGAGCGGGTGACTGTGTCAAAGAAAGGCGATGGCGTCGGCGGCTCGCCAATCAGCATCGTCAATCACAACGACTTTCGCGGTGCCGATGCGGGCTCCGAAGCGCGCATCAAGGCGTATGTCGACGCGTCGAGTCAACGCGCCGTCAGTCAAGCCGTTGGCATGGTTGGCAAGACGCGTTCCGACTCTCCCGGATATTTGCGGCCGCGATGACCACAATTTATCAATTTCCAACCTCCTGGTATCGGTTCGTCACCAGGAAGTTCCCACTGTCGACGGTGTCGCAGACGACGCCGCTGCCGCTGCTCGGGATCAAGAAAGCATCACGTGGTTCAGCCCAGTTGTGGCAGTGCCAGTTGAGCATGGCGGTCCAGGCCGATCCGGACTGGCAGGAGATCGAGGCGTTCTTTCATCGCCTTGACGGGCAGTCCGGAGCGCTTCGGATCGGCGATCCGTTCCGGCGCCGGCCTTGGTACAATCGCAATCTTCGCGCGCCGCAGACGGGATTTTCGTTCGATGACGACGAAGGTTTCGCTGACGGATATCTGCCGCCGTTCGTGACTGCCTATGCCGCTGCCACCAGGGGAGCGAGCTTCGTCACCATGGCGGGATTTCCAGTTTCCATCGCCGCTGCACTGACGCGTGGCGATCTCTTCGAGCATCGGCCGAATGGCATCGCGGCGGCATATCCCCTGCTTTACGAAGTGATGCACGGCAACGCTACGGATGTGAGTGGACGGGCTGGTGTCGAGATCAGGCCGCGCCTGCGGATCGGAATGGCTGCCGGCGATCAGATCGTCCTCGAGGATGCGACGACCGTGATGAGGATGACAGATGACAGTCAGGGCGTGGCTGAAGTCGGGTTGCCTGCCGTCGGCAGTATCGGCTTTTCGCTGACCGAAGCGTTGGACCTTGTGCCGTGAGCCGTCCGCTGACGCTTCGCATGGCCGAAGCCTTGAAGGGCGGGGCGCCCCGGGCCGTGTTTGGTGAGATCGGCCATCCGTCCGGAACGGGCCGATTCTGGACAGGCGTCGGCCTGAAGTCGTGGAACGGTCACGACTGGACGGGATCGGGACGGATGGGCGGCGTCGCACCGATCCGGGCAACGTCCGAGCTGGCCATTCAGGAGGTGGTGTTCTGGATGGCCGGTGTCGACGACGACGTCGTTGCGCGGCTCAACGGCGATGTACGCAATCTCGCCGCGACGGTATGGCTGGCCTGCCTGGATAACCAGGACAATGTCATCGCCAACCCGTATCTGCTGATCAATGCCATCCTCGATTATCAGACATTCGAAGTGCAGGACGACGGCACAACGCTGGTGACCGTGATCGCGCGGACGGGCTTTGTCTCGCTGGAACGGGCGATCGAGGAAGCCTGGACGCCTGAAAACCAGCACCTGCGGTTCCCGACTGATACGGGCTGCGATCAAATCCCGGCGCTGCAGAACAAGGAAATCCTGTTCACATGGTAGACGCGCGAGGGCGGCTGGAAGCCGCTTTGCTCGCCGCCATGGCGCGAGCGGCGACAACAGAGATGGTCTGGGGGCGCGACGACTGCGCCTTGTGGGTCGCCGGCGTGCTCAGGCAGGCCTTGGGCTATGACCCTGCCAGGCGCTGGCGCGGGCGCTACTGGTCGCGCGGCGGGGCTCGGCGCCTGCTCGGCAAGGGCGGCATGGAAGACGCGCTGGCAGAGGCTGCAGGGCGGCATGGATGGCGCGAGATTGATCCTGCAGACGCCCGGGTCGGTGATGTCGCGCTGGCGCGGGCTAATCAGATGGCGCGGCCGGTCACCATGGTGTGCCGGGCGCCGGGATGGTTCGTCGGACGGGACAGCGTCGGGTTCGCCGCTGTCCGCACTGCCAAGATCATCAAGGCTTGGGCCGTCGTCTAAATCATGATCGCATTCATTCTGGCGATGATCCTGCTGGTCGGCGGGGCGACGGCGGCTGTCGCGGAGCCGATCTCGGCGACGATCGCGGCGGCGCTGATCACGGCCGGCGTCAATGCGTCGATTGCGGCTGTTGCGGCATCCATCGTGACGTCGGTTGTGCTTTCGGTCGGGATATCGCTTGCGGCGTCGCTGTTTCAGTCGTCGCGTGGAAACACGGGCTTCTCGTCGGAAACGTCGGGCGTCAACTCGGCGGAATCCCGCTACACCTCACGGCAGTCGATCCCGTTCAAGCGCGATATCCTCGGATCGGCCTTCGTCGGCGGGGCCTCGGCATTTGAAGAGTTCAAGGCGCCGTATTTTTACCAGCTCTTGCTTGTGCACGAGGGCAGGGCGGCAGGGTGTGATCGCGTCTGGGCTGGCAGCAATGAGTTGTCGTTGTCGTCGATCGTTCCCGACGCAGCGTTGACGCCATTGGCGGTGTCTGGACAGCCCGACTATCCGAGCCGCGTCAAGATTGCGCTGCGCTACGGCGAGGACGATCAAGTAATCGATCCGATCATTGGCGCTGACTTCACTAGCATCGGCGCCGAGTTCCGCCAGCGCGGCATCACGACGGCGACCTTCCGCAGCCACATCGGTGCGACGCAGGACGAGTATGTCTCGCTCTACGGAAATGTGCCGCGCCCGAACTATTACATGCTTTGGCGCGGTGATCCTGCTTACGATCCGCGCGACCCGACGCAGGATATCGACGACGAAAACACATGGAAGTGGACCAACAACGCGAGCCTGCTGCAGATTTTTTATGTAACCAGGTCGTGGGGTGGCCGCATCCCCATGTCGATGATCGACTGGGACAAGGTCGCCGAGGCAGCCGACTATGACGATGAACTTGTAGGCGTCGCCGCCGGCGGCTTCATCAAGCGGTACACGATCGATGGCATGGTGACGCGCAACCAGCGTCCCTATGACGTGATGGTGCAACTCCTGACCGCAAATCGCGGGATGCTGCTTCAGGCCGGCGGCAAGGTGTGGGTGACGTCGTCGAAGCCTCGTACCCCGATTGCAACCATTCATGACGGCGTGCTCGCCAGCGGGATCAAATATCGCGACGCCAAGCCGAAGCGCGAGCAGGTCAACAAGCTGCAGTGCAGGTTTGTCGCATCGGAACAGGACTACCAGACGGTCGACGGGCCGATATTGGTTCGCAGCGACCTGATCGCGTTGGACGGAGAAACGCTCACGTCAACGCTCGATCTTCCGTTCACGCTCGATCACCGCCGCGCCCAGCGCCTGCAGAAAACGTTTCTGGAAACAGCTCGTCTCGGCAAGACGATTACCTGTCGTGTGGACGTGACCTGGCTTGCTGATCTCGACGACGAGCCGATCGGAAATGCCATCACATTCTACAGCGATCTCTTCCCGATCGCGAACGGGACCTATCTGTGCACGTCGTCGGCCTTTGCCGAGGATTTTACGGCAATCGAACTGGCGCTGACCGAGTACAGCGCGGCCATCGAGACCGACTGGGATGCCGACGCGGATGAGCAGGAATTCACGCTCGCCGATCTTGATGTGAGCTGAGGGAAAAACCTTGCCGACATATCTGGAATGGGTCGCCGCGCTTCCGGGCGTGTCGCAGGCATTGCTTCGTGCCGCGCTGGCAGGCCGGTCAGCCTATTGTCTCGACGCCAGCGAAGACCTGCAGACGCTGACGGTCGTCGACCCGAGCAGCGGAGAGGTGCCGCTCTATATCATTCAGAGCGGGCGCATTTTCGAATTCGACGCGACGGATGCGACGACGGCGCACGACGGGACGACTTGTCTGGTTTCGGATGACGGCAAGCGCTTCAAGGTCGAGACGTTCGAATATCCGCATTCTGTCCTCGACAAGGATCTGACGGCGCCGCCGGTCTCTCCATCGGTCGGTGATCGCTACATCGTCGGCGTCGCCTCGACAGGATCGTGGTCCGGAAAGGACAATCAGGTTGCGGTCTACACCGAACGGGGCTGGCGGTTCGTCACCGTCCCGATCGGCAAGTTCATCTATGTTGAAGACGAGACGGCGTTCTATCACCGCAACGCCTCGGGAACGTGGACGGCGGGCGTCGGTTCGGTCGCGATCGGGGCCGGGACCGTCAAGCCGTCCGCGTTGGTTGGTGGCGGCGCCCGGGTGCATTGGATCGTCGAAAACCAGACGACGACCGCGCCGCCCGGGACAGTGACGGACGGTGTTGCCTATATCATCGGTGCCGGTGCGACGGGAGCATGGGCCGGGCATGACGCCAAGATCGCGCACGGGGAAAGTGGCGCGTGGATCGTCTATCCCCCTGCGGAAGGATGGTCTGGTTACAACAAGGCCCTCGACAAGCGCATTCTCTACTCCGGCTCCGCGTGGACGTCTGGAGCCGATGCATGGGAATTGCTGTGGAGCAAGACACTATCCGGAGATTCACAAGTCGATATTGTTCATGGTGTCGATGGGGTCGTTCTGGACGGAACCTACGGCGCATATGAACTGAGAATATCCGGCCTCAAGGTTGGAACGGATGATCAGCCGCTGCACCTGTTGGTGGGAACGGGAGCGGGGCCAACGTGGGCATCGGCAAACTATTACTGGGGATTTCACTACAGCTCGCGCGATATCGCTGGGAATGACGGAAGCGGCTCCGATTCAAAGATTCGGATGACGTTGGCGGCTGCCCTCGGCGGCGTCGGCAATGCGGCGGGTGAGAAGTTCAACGGCAAGCTTACCTTTGACAACCCCTCTGCGTCCGACCTCTGCGAAATCATGATCGATGCGCAGTACTCGGCGGCGGGATCAAGCTCGTACAGGGTTGTCGGGGGCGGCCGGCTGAATTCTGCCGGGGCCATCACTGGATTCCGGATCAAAGCGGCGTCGGGCCTTCTTGCGGCCGGGCTTGTCGAACTTGTCGCGCTGAGGAAGAACTAAGATGGCCGGCAATCCACATCCTGCAAGCGTCGCTTTTGGTGCTGGTGATGTCAGCAAGGCGGCAGTCATTGCGGATGACAAAATGAAAAATCGTCGGGTCGCGGATGCGGATGAAATCCGCAATGGTAACTGGGCTGGGCAGTTCGGACTGTTGTTCGTCGCGTCGCTCAATGCCTGGTTCAAGGTCGATACCTCAGATACGACGTCGGCAGACGATGGGACGTCGATCATCGTCGACGCCAATGGGCTGCGCTTCAAGCGCGTATCGACGGGCGCGGCAACGCCGCGGGTCGAGACCGGCAACGGCGATATCTCCCTAACCTCAAGCGATACGATCGTGATCCTCGATCCTGGGACGCCGTCGGCACGAGAGGTCGAGTTGCCATCTGATGCGACCGGCGCCATCACGGTTATGGACGGCGGCGGCAATTGGGAAACGAACAACACCACCTTCGTGGTGGCCGGCAGCGGTACCATCAATGGCGCCGCTTCGTGGATCGGCCGGACGAATTACGGCGGGTTCGATTTCATTCCGATCGGCGACGGGAATTATCTTGCTCGCGGTATCGGCTGAACCTTTCCTGGCACAAGAGAGACTCATGGCGATGCGACGCATGCTGAACGCGGTCCTGGCCGCGGTTTTTTCCTATACGCTGGTGATTGTCCCGGCAGTCGGGCAGACCGTGCCGGCAAATCGGATATACGGCGGACCGGCGACGGGAAGCGCGGCGCAGCCGAGCTTCCGTGCCATGGTCGGCGCCGACCTCCCCTTGCCGGCGCTCGCGACCATCGGCGGCGTTTTTGCCAAAAGCGCGACGACATCGCAATGGCTGCGGTCGCTCGGGACGGACGGAATCTTCACCGCGAGCCGACCGGACGCGACGGACCTTACCTATACCGGCCCTGGCACAGGCGCGACTCAGATCACGCAGGCCGTCCGCAACCAGGTGATTGTCACCGGTGTCGAACATGGTCTTGTCGGCGATGGATTGACGGACAATTTCGCCGCGCTGCAGAATGCGATCACGGCGGCGTCCGGAAAGGAACTCCGGATCGGAAGCGGGACGTTCGTCGTCACGGTTCCATCGGCGGCGACGTTCTCGACGCCGGGCGCCGGGACGATCATTGCCTGCAGCGGCAAGGCCAACACCACGATCCGTTTTGACATCGGCGCCCTGACCGGGTTTTCGATTTTCAGCCTGACCAATGCGGGGGTCAGGTTCCGGGACTGCACGCTTCAGATCAACGCGACGCAGGGGTCGTTCGCGTCCAGCGGGCAGATGTTGGCGACGATCAACGCCGATGGAATCGGCTTCGATCGGGTGAAGATCGTCGGCAATACGGTCGACGGCGTTGTGGTCGGCGGCACCGCGACCGCGAGCGATCAAGTGAGGCTGACGTTCACATGCACGTCGCTCGCGGGCTCGCCGATTACCGTGTCCTACACGGTCGGATCGGGGAACACGACGGCGCAAATGGCGACCGGACTGGCTGCCGCCGTCAACGGCAACGCCACCATCAGCGGCGCCGGCATCGTCGCGACCGCGACCGGATCATATGTCGGCGTGTCGCAGCCGGCGACCCTATCTCCCATGTGCGCGTTCGTCGGCAGCGTGACGGGGTCGGCGACGGAGACGGTGACGAACCAGGCATCGACAAACCAGATTGCTTGGCTTGTCGGCACGACTGGGGCGAATGATTTCTCGGCAATCGACACCGATGTGTCGGGGATGAATTGGGCGGTCCTGAAATCGAACAGCAATACGGCGACCAACAGGCGCTGGAAATTCGACCGCGGCGTGTACGACTCCAATGTCGCCGGGCACGTGGTCATAAACAGCCCGTCAGGGATATTCGATGACTTGTTGGTCACGGGGATTTCGGCTGGGCGCACTAGCCCGAACGATGTCAACGGGTTTCCGTTTGGCGCAGCCTACGTAACTAATACTAGGTTTATTGGCAATTCATGCTCTGGCGGTACATATAACTATTCTGCGTTTCACATTGAGGAAGCCGCCGATAATCTCGTCATTGCAAACAACACCTGTAAATTTGTTACAAGCAAGGCATATGGTGTTGGCTACAGCGGAACGGGTATTTTTGCCACAGACAACAATGGCAGTGGCAGCTATAAGGCAGTCAAATATGCGATTGTCACTGGGAACGTCATTCACAATGCGTCGGCCAACGCATCCGGTTATGGCATCTGGTTGTCTACAATTTCTGTAGGGCACACGCTTTGGGTCGTGAGCAACAACGTCTTTTCCGGGTTTTCGACCCCGTCCCTGATTCCGAACTCGGATCAATACAATCTGCTGCTCGGAAACATGTCGTCGGCCTATGACGGCGGTTCGCCGTCATTTCTGGCGGGATCGGTGCCTGCGGCAAATCTCAAGTTGTACGGAGCAACCAGCGGCATCGGTACTCTGTCGCCGCCAAGCGTGGCTTCGACATACACGTGGACGCTGCCGGCTGCTACGGACACGCTGGTGGGAAAGGCGACGACAGATACGCTGACCAACAAAACGTTGGTGACGCCAGATTTGGGAACGCCATCTGCGCTGGTCCTAACCAACGCAACAGGCCTGCCAATGGCAACTGGCGTTAGTGATTATGCCACAGGCACGTGGACTCCTGTCGTGGCAGGATCTGTAGTGGCTGGCACCCAAACATATACTGAGCAGACGGGTACATATGTCAAAATCGGAAAGTTGGTAAATATCTACGGACGCGTTGTGTTGGCAACGCTGGGAGGGACTGCATCCGGTGATACTTGGATAACAGGGGTTCCGTTTACCGCGGGTAATAATGGATCGATGAATTACGTTTGCGCGGTGAGCACCGGTCTGGTAACGCACCAAGCCAGTTATACTCAGTGGAGTGGAATAGTTCGTAGAAATGAAGCCGTAATCGGGATACAAGAAATTGGAAGCAATGTTGCAATATCAAATGCACCGATCACAAACTTGGCTGGTACAGCGACCATTGTAGTAAACTGTACCTACATGACGCCGTGATTACTGTGGATGTACCAGTCATGAAAAGCCGCAAGCATTAGTTGCGTGGAAGCGGCTGCCATGGTATTTTTTTACAATGCTTCCCCGCGAAACGCCGCTTGATCTGTTGCGTGATCTTCGGCCTGTCGTTGCTGACTGGGCCGAAACAGATCGCGGCTGCGTTGTCCCTCCGGTCGGGTTCACGGTGACACCAACGCAACTGCTGCTTTTGCGCGTGGATCACACGCTTGCCCGCGAGAAAAGGCGTTCCGCTCTGAGCCGGCTTATCCTTAGGCTCGGCGATTGGATCGACAGCTAAAGCGATTCCTCATCCTCAATAGGCAATCCCCATGACCCTCTCTTCCGCCCTGGTGGCGGGCGCTCCCTTGCGACAGGGATCGTCCGGCGATGACGTACGCAAGCTGCAATTGGCGCTTCGGGCGTTGGGCTATGGCCTGTCGGGGTCGGGCTATTTCGGGCCGGCGACGGACACCGCCGTGGAGGATTTCCAGCACAAGCGCGGCATGGCGGTGACGGGGGTTGTCGACGCGGGGGTGGCGGCGACGATCGACAGGGCCCTGCAGGCGGTCGCTGGTGCGGCACCGGTCGGGCAGCCGCCGCTATGGCTCACGGTGTCGCTGTCGCATGTGGGGCTACGGGAAGTGGCCGGGCGAGCCGACAATGCCCAGCTCGTCGACATGATCCAGACCGTGGCGGATGACTATCAGTCCGATGCCACGCCCTGGTGTGCGGGGTGGGTGTCGTTCTGCCTGGTCAAGGCCGGGTGCAAGCCATCCGGGTCGCCTCTGTGGGCCCTGTCCTATGCGCAAGGGTGGGGGGTGAAATTGCCCGGGCCCGCCCTCGGCGCCATCGCGGTCAAAACGCGCAACGGCGGCGGCCACGTTACCTTCGTCGCCGGCCGTACGAAGTCGGGTGCGCTCGCGTGCTGTGGCGGAAACCAGAACGATCAGGTGAGCGTGGCGCCTTATGCCGAGTCCGCGTTCAACATGGGGTTCTATTGGCCGAAGGAAGCACCGCTTCCGAAGCTGACCGGCATCAAGTCCCTGCCGATCGTCGACACGTCCGGCAAGGTGCTGAGCGAGGCTTGATCCCATGTCCGTCGTCACCCTCCGCCAGCGTGTCGAGCCCGTCCAGGCGTGGCAATGGACAGGACAGCCGCAGATCCTCTGGCCTGCCTGGGTGGCGCGGTGCTGTGTGCTGGTCAATGGCGAACTGTGGCACGACAGGCAAAGCGGGAAGCAGGTCGTCAACCGCAGCGAATGGCTCGTCCAGGAATTGGACGGCGCCGTGATCGGATACACGGACGAAGAGATTCAGCGCGAGTTCGAGCCGCGCGACACCTGAAAGGTCATGCACATGATCAAGTGGTTCGCGCTCGCCGCGATCGTGATGGGCCTTGCGCTGCTCATCGCAGCCTTGCGGGTCAATAGCGGCATGCGGACGCTGCCGCAGGTCGTCTATATGGCGTTGCTGGGCTGCGTTTTGGTTGCCGGCGGCGTCGTGAGCTTCGCCGTCCTCGGATTTCTTGCACTGTGAACATGCCCGCGCCCGGCGGGTCACCGGGCAATCCCCTCTCCACAATCCAGAAGGTGAACCATGAAATTCCTGGCACTCGCCGGAGCGCTCCTGCTCGGCTGTATCGCTTTCCTGACCGCGCCCGCCTATGCCGCCACCATCGAAGTCGGCGCCGCCTTCGGCACGCTCGCGCCCTATGTCGACTCCACCCTTGGCGTGCTGATCGTCGCCGCGGTCGGCTGGGTGCTCTACTTGGTCAAGAACAAGCTCAACGTGTCGATCGACGACTCGGCCCGCGAAGCGCTGGAAACCTTCCTCAAGAACCAGGCGCAGAACCTCGTTGCCAAGGGCGCCGTGAAGCTCAACGGCGTCACGATCGAGGTCAACAGCGTCGCGCTGGCGACGGCAGCCAATGCGGCGGCCAAGTTCATTCCCGACGCCATGGCGCGTTTCGGCCTCACGCCCGAAGTCCTCGCCAACAAGATCAAGGCGGTGATCCCGGCGGTGCCGTCCGTGGCGGCGGCACAGGCGGTCGCGATCGACGTCGCCAACCCGGCGACGCCGTCGAAGCCGGCGTAATGCCATGCTGTCCGCAATCACCGGATGGCTTGCCGAAAAGGGAGTCGGGCTTTTGCTCGGCTTCCTCGGCAACATGATCACGACCGCGTGGCGGGATTGGCAGAACGCCAAGACGCAACGCGAGCTTGGTCAGGTGACGGCCGAACGCGACCAAGCCATCCAAGGCCGTGATGCGGCCGAAGCGATGGCGGACGAAGCGGCAAAGCCGGTTGACGAGGACGACGCGATCGGGCGGCTCGGTCGCGGGGAGGGGTGACGTGGCAGACGTCCCCGACGGCTACACGCTTGTCCGCTCCGATGAATTGGAGCGGCTACGGGCGATCGACGCGAAGCACGGTTGGCGCGATCGTCCGCCGCCGGACAGTCGACACCGCTTCGTCCCTGACAAAAAGTATCCGTGGTTCTGCGGCCAATGCGGTTACGCACCACATGAGCCGCTGATGCACTATCAGGAGGCGCGGCCGTGACGACGATCACCTGCACCGGCTTCGCCTTCATCGTCGCCTCGATCACCTGCGAACTGCCTCCGCAGCCAACCACGATCGTCTGCCCGCCTCTCGTTGAATGGCAGGCAAAGGATCAGCAGGCGGCGGGGCAGGCGCTCGCCGCACTGCCGGCCGGTCACCCGCTGCGCAAGATGGGCGTCGTCGCGATCAAGCAACGCGACGTCGTCAAGCGGTGCAAGACAGAACAGACGAAGGCGAGGAAATGATGAAGCTCAACGACAGGCAGCACGCCGAGCCCGGCCAGTGTGGATCGTGCCAGCATTTCCGCCGCCGCGACGACAGCGACAGCATGGGGACGTGCGAGTACAAACTGCCGCCGTGGATCATGAAGTATTTCGAGCCGTCCGCACGAGTGAAGCAGAACGCACAGGACTACATGGGTCCTATGGACACCGTGATGGATACGGAGTCCTGCTCGATCTACACGCGCAAGATGATCTGCGGCAGCCCGGCTCAGTTTGTGCAAGAGCATATATGGGAGGCCGGTAATCCGTCCCGCTGACAATTCGATACGAGCGGGCCGACCGACCGGGTGCAACCGATCGGCCGACCACTTCCGATCACGAAGACGAGGGGCCTTCATGATGGCGGACAATAAAACCATAACCCGGTTACGGGGGGGTTAAATGGCCGGCGGGGAAGTGCACGGATTGCTCGCCGATCTGGGAATCCACCTCAACAACGCCGTGGCCGGGTTCGCCGGCGGTGTCGTCAACGCCTTCGTGTTTCGTCGCTCGGACCCCTGGTCGATCGTTGGGTCTGTCGTCGTCGGCACGTTGACGGCCGCCTATCTTGGCGAGCCGGTCGCTGGATATCTCGGGGCAAAGGGGGCTGCAGCGGGCTTCATCGTCGGCCTGGGTGGCATGGCGATCTGTCAAGGCATCCTCGAGGCTTTGAAGAAATGGCGGCCCCCAATCCCCCCGGGAGGCGCCGATGGCAAGTGCTGACACGATGCTGCTCGCCTTGGGCGACGACATTAATACCGGAGGAATTTCCGCGGTGATCAACGCGCTAGCTGCCCTTAGCATCGTCTACATCATGATGGCGGTGACGGCAGATGCAGGATTCAGCGGGCGGCTCAATTTGATCAAGCTCGGACACAGGCTCGCGCTCGCCAGCCTCGCCGTCGCCCTCGCCGTCAATGCCGGAGTGACGGTCGCATCTCCGGGAAATACACGCCTCGTCGACGTCATCGTCCAAGGCGCGATGCTCATCGTCGTCGCATTCTCCGCATGGAGGCACACATTGGTGCCACCTCCTGGTTCTTGATCATCGTCGAAATTCTCTCACGAAAGGAAGCTTGCTATGGCCAAGAAAACGTTTGCGGTCGCCGCTGGCGGCACGAAGGGCTTGCAGCCGCTCGGCGACGGGACGGATGCGGAAGTGGTTGCGACCGTCGGCGCTGCGATCGTATCGACGACAGCGGTCGTGGCGAGCGGTCAATCCCTTTCGGCTGCGGTATCATTGGCGTTGGGACGGCCAGCGGGGGTGCAGCTTCCCGCGAATATCGATTCCGCGACGAAGCTGTCGTTCCAGGTCAGCTACGATGGCGGGTCGACCTATGACAATTTCTACGACGCATACGGAAATGAATATTCAGTGACGGTCGCGGCATCACGCTCGGTGCCGTTAGAGGTCAAAGACTTCATCGGGGCGACGCATCTCAAGGTGCGGCTCGGACTGGCCGCTGCCGCTGTGACGGCGACGGCAGATCGCACCATCATTCTGGCGTTACTGCCATGAGTGAAAACCTGATTAAAGCCCCATTAGCGCGGGAATCGCAGCCATGAGGCGGAATCTGTTTGCGGCGCTGATGAGCGGCCCGCCGTCCAGTGTCACTATCGGCGGCGTCACCTATCAGCGCATTAAATTCGGGGACTCCTACCTGGATGTCCTGATTTCCAGTCAACCGCTCTACATGAGGCCAGCGTCATGACCGTAATCACCGACACAAATCCGTTGCCGACCAAGCCGGCTCGCGCCGCTGCCGCCGTCGCCGACCGTTCTGGGTCCATAACTTCCGGTGGAACCGCACAATCACTGATGGCTCAAAATCTCTCGCGTGTGGACGGCATATTCCAAAACCAATCCACGGGGGATTTGTGGCTTCGATGGGACGGGACAAATGCGGCAGCGACACAGCCGGCCTTTTGGGCGCCCGCTGGGTTTGCCTGCAATCTATCTGATCTCGGAATCTCGACTGAGGCTGTGACAATTTACGGAGCGACGACTGGCCAAGCCTTCGCAGCGCGGGAGTGGTGACCATGGGCGTTTCATATGCACCAAAATTGCTCAGTTCTGCAGCGTTCACAACTCCTGGCGCGAACAGTTGGACCGTACCCGTTGGGGTTACGACAATTTATGCAACGCTCGTTGGCGGTGGCGCTAGTGGGGGCGGTGGACATCCCACGGGCGGCGCTGGCGGTGGTGGTGCTGGTGGCAATACTGTTTATCGTTTTCCTGTCCCTGTAACGCCAGGGCAAGTCCTGACGGTTACGGTCGGAGCGTCTGTATCCGGCGGGACTGCCGGAAATAGCGGGTCGACAGGCAGCAACACTACACTAACCGGAACGACTTACCCGGTTCCTGTCGCTCATGGTGGGCAGGGTGGCGGCGCTGGGGCGGCCACTAATGGCGGCAATGGGTCGGCTTCATCCACGGTTGCGGCGCAACCTCAATCGGGAAGTTCTGCCGGCGGAAGCGGGGTTGGATCGACCGGGGCCGTAGCGGCTTGCGGTGGCCCATTTATTTCTGGGAGTTCTGGCGGGGCCGGTTCAGGCGTTACAACTGCTGCGGCTGGTGGAAATTCCAAGACATTCACAGGGGCATCGCAGACTCAAGGCGGGGCGCTTGCGGGGGGGCTCCCTGGCGGCGGCGCCGGTGGTTGTACGCCATTTGGGATTGGTGGAACTGGCGGAATGAATGGCGGGGCCGGGAATGCGGCGGCGGCCGGTCAATATGGCGGTGGCGGTGGCGGCGGTTCCCAAAACGCAATTGGAGGGGCAGGATCGCAGGGATTCGCGATGATCGAGTTTTGAGCGATGGGAATATCGTATTTTTCTCAGGCTCAAACCCTGCGCAATAGATGTGTGTGTATCGGCGATTCCCACACTTATAACGGCAGCACTGGCCTCGGTCTGACCGATTTCTACACATTCAAAATCGAGGCAGCATTACGCATTAATCGCGGAAACGTGCAGTTTGCGAATTTGGGTGTATCTGGGAATACGACAGGGCAGATGTTGACGAGGGCTCAAGCCCTTTCTGCGCCTCCATACGCTGTCGCGTGTGTGATCTATGGTGGAACAAACGACGGGTCAGGTGGGGACGCCAACACGCAGTCGAATATCGTATCTATCGGGCAAACTCTCGCCGCGCTCGGATACACTCGGCAGATTGTTGGGCTACAGCACTATCTGAATTTTTCGACGGGTGGTGACACAGTTGCCACTCCTGTCGAATCCAATGTGACATTACGCACGAAGCAGGCTGCTGCTGCGGCAGAGCTTGGCGCGACCGTAGCCGACTTCTATACGTACATGAGAGGCTTGATCGTCGCCGGAACCCACCAGCAGGGAAGCGCGTCGTGGCATGTCGCGGATGGTAACACGCACCTGAACGCAATCGGCCAAAGCATTTTGGCGAGTTGCATCATGTCTGTAATCCCCGTGTCTTGGCGCGGGGCTTTGATGTCCTAGTCGCGCTCATTTTCGCGCGGCGCCACCAATAATCGGCACTAAACACGGATTAACGCACCCCTCCCATGACCACGCTCATCCTGCACGCTCTCGCGCTGTGGGTGCTCGCCAACATGGTGGTGATGGCGTGGATGGTGACGCGAGTCCGCGTCGCGTGATCTGAAGTCGTTTTTTCACAGCACGGGAAAAACCCTCATGACTCTGCGCCTCTTCGGCGCGGGCGCGATTGCGCTCGCGATGCTGCTCGTCGTCCTACCGATCCAGCCTGTCGCTGCAAAGACCTACTGCTACCCGGTGATCAAGGGTGCGTATGTCGATCCGGCCTTGCGCTGCTTCGCTTCGAAACGGGAGGCGGCGCGTGATCAGCGCCGGCATTTTCCAGGTGAAGCGAACCGTGAAGCTCGCGATCGTCGTGTACGCCATGCTGTTGATCGGGAGCGCGGGGACGGCGGCGCGGATGTACGCAGCCTGGTCACGGCCGCCGCCGCTGCGGCCGGTGTCCCGACCCACATCGCCCATGCTGTCGTTCGTGTCGAGAGTGGCTACCGCGCTTCGTTGCGCGGCGCTGCCGGCGAATGGGGCCTAGGCCAGATCAAGTGCCAGACGGCTCGCGGCGTCGGTTTCGCGGGCGCCTGCGGCGGTCTCGCCGATGCCGCGACCAATCTTCGCTATGCGATGGCCTACCTCGCCACGGCGCTCCGCAAGGGCGGGGCGGGGTGTTCCGGTGTCTCGCTCTATCAGACCGGCACCGGCCGTGCGCCGCACTGCAGCGGCTATGGGCGGCGTGTGATGGCGGCGGCGGGGAGATGATGCCGTGCCGAAGGGCCACCCCATCCGTCGCGACGTCGTGTGTCTGAAGCATAGCGTCGTTTTCGTCACCTTCAAGGGCGGCGGCGGTGAAAGCCGTGGCTGCCCGGTTTGTGTCGGATTGATCCGAGCCAAGGTCCAAAAGGAGATGGCCCGGCGCGATCGATGGCGCTGTGGCCCGGCCCGCAAGATCCAAGACCATCAACATCCACAGGCAGCGGAGTGACGTTGTGACCGCCATCCGCACCGAACACCTTGCAGAAGGGGTGACGCTGTACCTGGGGGATTGCAGGGAAATCCTGCCGACACTTGGCAAGGTAGATGCTGTGGTGACGGACCCGCCGTATGGGATTGGTGAGGCGGCCGGGAAGGCAAAGACGCGAACAAGCGGGCTCACGAGCAAGATCCGCAACGCGCAGTCGTATCGTCGAGACTACGGAGACGACGACTGGGATAACGAGCCGATCAGTGAAGACCTGATGGCGATCGTTTGTGCTGCCGCGAAGTGGCAGATCATCTTCGGGGGAAACTACTATCGTCTCGGCCCGACATCATGCTGGCTGGTGTGGGACAAGCTCAACGGCGACACGGATTTTGCGGACTGCGAACTGGCCTGGACGAATCTGCCGAAAGCCGTTCGCCGAATTCGCCTCCTCTGGAATGGCTGCATGCGGGTGGAGCGCGACGTGGCGCGCGAGCATCCGACGCAGAAGCCGATCGAGGTGATGCGCTGGTGTATTTCGCAGCTACCCCCCCCGGCCGCTTCGATCATCGATCCATTCATGGGCAGCGGGACAACCGGCGTCGCAGCTGCAGCGCTCGGGCGCCGCTTCACCGGTATCGAAAAGGTGCCTACCTATTTCGATATCGCCTGCCGTCGCATCAGCGACGAACTATCCCGGCCTCGATTGCCGATCGAGGCGCCATCACATCCGGTCAAACAGGAATCCATGTTCTGAAAGCCTCGGGATTGAACCTCCGGAGGCTTTCCGTGGGAGCCCGGTCGGGGATAGCCACCCGGCCGGGCTTTTTCATTTCGTGTGCGGCGCCGCCGCGCGAGGCAGGCGCTCAATTAGATCGTCCAGCATTGCAGCGCGCTCCTGGCATAGGCTAAGCAATTCCAGGTATACGCCATCCGGCACATCGGACGATCCGTCTGTCCAGCGCCTGACTGTGCGGTCCGTCACCTTGAGATCGCGCGCAAGGTCGGATTGCCAACGCGGCCCGTAAAGGGCCGCGCCGACGTCGCGCAAAAGCTTGCTGCTCACCGGGCGGCGTCCCAGTTGGCAAAGTCGATGATGTTCTCGTCGCTGACCCAGTGGCCGCGCTGCGGGCTGGAAATCCAGATGCGGCCATCGTCGTCAACATCGGCTTCGCGGCAATTGAATTTTTCGCAGATCGCCGGGATGACGAGGTCGCGGCCGGCTTCGACGCATGCGCGGCGAACGTAGGTGCGGGCGTCTTCGACAGTTTCGATTTTGATGCTGCTGGTCATTTCGATTGGGCCTCCTCGCCCAGTCTCGGCGGGGCCAATCCCCGTCCGTCTATGTCCTAAAAGTAGGACATAAATTAACCTGCGTCTAATCACGAAATGTTACAACCGCTGGCCGCTGCCGGGATGGCTCACATATCCAGACGCATCCGATTGCCGGGTGCCTCTGAGCGAGTCGGGCTCGGGATGGCGTAGGCATCGCTCACACCTCAACCGCTGATACAGGCGCTCCAGGGTGATGGCCTTGTGGTCGCCTTTGATCATTCGGAAGGGCAAATCAGTCAGCCCGCACCGGCACTCGATATGCAGGTGGGTGTAATCAGCTGCGGAAAGATCGGCGATCGTGGTGTCGAGGGGGAGAGGGGCGGGCATGGCGGGGGATCGTAAACCGTGAACGTCGTGAGAACAAAGTCCACGGATTTTCCACGGATCGAAGCGTCAGATTCAGGCTTCGTTCCGTCGCGAGACGTCATGAAGGCCCGGGCGTAATGTGTGGAAAGCGTCGATTTATCAAGGCTTCGGATGGTGGGCGCTATAGGGATTGAACCTATGACCTCTCCCGTGTGAAGGGAAAATTACCTATAGGTTTATCAATGACTTGCGTCTGAAATCCGCCGGAGTCCGCAGATTTTCCGCAGGGTGCTTGATAGCCAAGATTGCGCACGGCCCGCATGACCAGTTGAGCGGTCCGCACCATATCGAAATGACCATCGATGATGATTTTGGTCAGATCGGTGTCGCCCTTGCTGATGTAGGGGTCGTTGTGAAATCGGTCGGGCGACGCGTCGAGCGCCTCAAGAATTGCTTTCGCAATCTCTTGATCCTCTCCCACGATATAGGTTTCGCCAGGGCGCGGCCCGGCATAGGGGCGATCATCGTTCTCGACTTTAAATGTCATCCGGCTTTCCTCCCGATCTCCGGCAACAGTGCTGCCGCCCTGGCATCCTCGCTCGGCACCACATGGGCATACCGGCTTGCGGATTGTTCCGATCGCCAGTTGCCGGTGCCGACCAAGCCCTTGACGTCCCGGCCGCCGTATCGGCGCATCCACGTCGCGTAGGTATGCCGGAACGTGTGGAAGGTCACGAAGGACAGCGCGTGGTCCGGCGCCGCCGGTGTCTTGCCGTGCTTGACCCGGGCCGGCTTCGGCAGGCCACAGGCTATCAGCTTTGCGGCGTTGAGCAGGTAGCGCAGGGCGCCGCCCTGGTGGAAGCGGAACACCCGCTCTTGGCCCCGCTCGAGCCCGCGGGGGTGATTCTCAAGATCCACCACCAGATGGGGCGGCAGGAACATCGGCCGGGGGTCGCCGTTCTTGGACGTCCTCACGAAGGCGAAGGCCTCGCCGGTGCGGACGTCATTGCAGGTCAGCCGCAGGGCCTCGCTGATGCGGCATCCGGTGTAGAGCAGCAGGCGGCACAGCAGCGCGAATTCAGCATCCAGCGCCTCGGCGGCGGTCAGGAGTGGCCCGGCTTGTTCCGGCCATAGCCAGTCGGTCTTGACGATGCCGCGCGAGCCCTTCGGCCGCCGCAGCTTGAAATCATGCCCGGCATGCTTCAGGACCGACGACACCGGGGTGTAGACCTCTCGGTTGCGGGTCGCTGGCGGGGCGTCGGGGAACAGCTCGATCGCGGCGGCGTCAATCGCTGCCTGGTCGATTTCGATGAGCGCGCGGTCTCTGAAATGGGCAATCAGCTTGACCAGGGGGCGTTCCTCGCCCCCGGCTTTCATGTAGGCGAGCGCCGCGGCGCCGAACCCCGGCTCCCCCGGGCGGGCAAAGACACCACGTTCGATGTCCGATTCCCATTGCCGGATGAGGCGGCGTGCTTTCCTCTCGTCGCGTAGCTTAGTGCTTCGGTCCACGTAGGTCCCGAGGTGGGTTCCGCGGCCGGCGAAGTACGGCGTTTTGCCCGGCCTGGGATCGATGAGTTTGATGGGCATGGCAAGGCCTCGAATATCCGCCGCACATGATCCGACGTGAACAGCTTAGTCCGGCCCGCCAGCCGGCAGAAGGGGCCCCGGGGGTCGTTTCTGTTGCTGGCGAGCCAATCCCGGAGCCAACGGGCGGTGACGTGCAACCGCCGCGCTGCTTCCTCCAGGTCAAAGGGCTCGCCCGGGGCCATCGATCAGCTTCCCGCCCGCCGACGACGATGCAACTTGATTCCCCAGTCACCGACCGTCGAAAAAAGGAAACCGGGGAATCGCTCACGCAAGGTCCAAATCGTTTCCTGCTGGTTGGAGGTTGCCACGATCACCGACTTGTTTCGCGCGCAAGCGAATTCGATCGACTGGAGCATTACCTCCGTCTTGCCGTGGCGACGCGTGGGGTCGGTGTAGTTGGCCATCCCTCTCTCACTCTCTGGAGGATGGGGGAGGGGCGGCGGCCTCCCGGACGACTTGGAACTGATCGGCTCCGAACGGCACCAGCCGGCGGCTGCGCTCCATCCGGCACATGACCGCGATGCCGTCGAGTTCTTCAACGTGCCCAAACTTGTCGCCGCAGTGATACGCCAACGTGTCGGCATTGGAGGCAATGCGGTCGCCGATTTTGACGCGCTCGGCCATCCTCTTCATCCTCCCGTTGTGGTCTTCACGCCGTCGCCGTCCGCTTCCTCGTATCCGAGCCAACTCTTGCACATGCCCGAATCTTCCGTGTCCTCCTCGCCGACAAGCGCCAGCAGGTGCTGTGCGCAGTTACGAACATCGCCGGCATAGTCGCTGATGTTCTCGACACCGCACAGGTGACTGTGTCCGATGGTCAAGATGGTCTCTCCGTTCACAGAGACGGAGACTTCCCAGCTTTGTGTTGGGGGTCGTTCGGTCATCGGGTGCGTTCCTTCCCTTATCCATCCGTTCGAGTCGGCATGCATGCCTCTGCCTACGGCTTCGGAAAATTCTTCGCAGCCTCTTCTGCTTTCCGCAGCTTCTGCGCAACATCGCGGTCCCATTCGTCATGGAATTTCTTGCGCGCGTTGGAGGCGATGGCCTTTTCAGCTTCCTTGCACCCGGACTCGTAAAATGAAAGCCAATACTCATAGGCTCGCACGACGTCGCGCGGCTGCGTCTTCAACCATTCCCGATATTTGGTGATCAACGCTCGATCCTTTGCGATCGTCTGTTCATTATCCATGCCGACTATAACGCCGGTTTCATTGTTGCCGTGGAATTGGGGGTGTAAAATTGCCAAGACGACATCCGTTGATTTTGGTGAGACGTCGTCGGAGCATCCGAACAGCGCTGAAAATAGCCACATGGTGACAACTTTCCTTTGAATCGCTGCCATCATCGATCCATTCTGCTCACAGCATGATCTTCCGCGTCGGCATCGCGCCCGGCCACACAGACCGGAGCAAGGGCAAGGTCACTTCCACGATCTGATCGAGGGTATTGGCCGGGCGGTCGCCGCTGCCATTGGTGACACTGTAGTCCCGCCGATGGTTGAAGGTGCGGAAGCGATAATCGAAGCCCTCGATAGGCCGGATGGATCTCAGGTTGATGGCCGCTGATGGTCGATCGTGCATCGCTTCGCCCTCCCGATCTCTGCTGCTGTCACGCTGCCTTGCGGTGCTTGATGTCGCCGGCCGCTGCCTGCGCAGCCGCCAGCACCGCGAGACGCAAGGCCGATGCGAGATTGGTGCCGGGCTCGCGCGCTTCGTCGATCTCGCCGATAAGCGCGCTGATGGTCATATCGCGTGCGTCGGCGAGGGCTTTGATGCCGTTCCAGAATGGACGTTCCAGGCTGACACTCGTCTTATGACCGCCGATCACGACGGAATGTTTGGTGATGTTGCTCATGGTTCTCTCCTATGGATAGACTTCAAGTGACGTGCCGCTCTTGATGTAGAGTGGGTGCTTCGGCGCCCCGGCCTGCGTCTTGCCGAAGCAGTAGACTGCCGGGCGCCGCGAGCGAATGGCGTTCAACGGCTCTGCCGCGTGCTGCCGAGCCGGCGGATAGGCACCCCACGCACAGATCGCGACGTCACACCGACCAATCGCCGCCTCGATCACGTCAAGGTTCTTCGGTCCGATTGGGTCAGCCTGCTTCGCCAACTCATCCGGCTTCGTCGCGCGGAAGGCAAACAAGTTGACGACTTCCATGCTGCCGTAGCCAAGACCGGAAAGCAGCCGGACGCATGACCGGATCGTGGCGTCATCCTTGCGCGCATCGGCGGTTGACGGGTTGAGCATAATCAGGAGCGCGCGTGGCTTCGCGTGGTCCCACGTTCGGCGCAGCAGGTAGCGATACTGACCGCACTCCGAAATCACCGCGTCGTTTTCAAGGTAGTGATTGGGCACGATCCATCTCCCCGCTGTTCATTTCCAAATAGGTCTGCCGCTGTCACGCCATTCCGGCTTGCGGTTGAAGGGCTTCCGGATGCCGCTTGCATAGGTGCCGGGTATGGGGCGGGACTGGCGGGTCTTGATGCCTCGCGCTCGATCGCGCATGCGGTTGTTGTCGGCGATCGTCGGCTTGTCATACTGGTTGCTTTTGATGAACCAACACGTTTTGCAGAGGACCGCTGCGTTGGCTAAATCGTTCCGCTTCGAAATCGCGTCCGGGTCGATGTGTTCGTAAAACGTATTGCCCTCGCCGAGGGCGACACCGCAGCCCTTGCCGAACGTCGGCAGGCACCACACCAGATGGCATTCACAGATTCCCTTGCTGCGCTCGTACGCAGCGCGCTTGGTAGCGGTGTCGAATTCGGCGCGGTCTCGGCTCATGCTGCCTCCGTCGCAAATAGAGGGAGGTCAGCCCAAGGGTTCAGTCTTCCCCACTGATCTGCCATGGCGTCGGCGACGCCGGGATAGAACCGCGACCGCTCGCGCCATCGGGTGGCCGCATGCTTTCCCCATCCGGTTGCGCGGTGCACGCGCTCGGCGCGGCCGTCAACGATGTTGGTCGGCAGAAGGGACGGCAGGTTGCGCAGCCATAGGCAGATTGCCTTGGTCTCGCCGTGGCCGAATTGCCAGGGTTGCACGGTCTGGGCTGGCGGTCGCCAATTGACGATGCGTTGCTGGGCGTGGCGGTGCATCAGCGGATTTTCAACCGCCACCCGCTCGATCGGCGCATTCCAGAATGCCGAGAACAGCGCTGCCGCGTCATCAAGGTCGCGCCACATCGCGTCCAGGGTTCGGCCTTTCGGCGGGGTATGGAGCCATCGCAGGCCGGACTTGCATAACCGGGTGCATGGCGGATGGGCCACAATCAACAGGTCCCAGCCATCATTGAGATAGTCGCGCGCATCGCCGATGATGTGCTGATTGCTTCGGTCATCGGACGGCAAGAGGTCACACGACCATGCGTCGTGCCCGCGGGCGGCGAATGCGCGGCGGACGATGCCGGAAAATTCGCAGGCAACCAATACCCGCATGGCGCGACCGTCCGTCATCAGCCGACGACCTTCCCGCAATGAATGCATCGCGTCTCGCCGCACGATCCAAGCCACACATGTCCGCCCAGACTATCGGAACACGGATCGAGATCGAAGCCGATGCAGTCGAAAAGTTCGGTATCGCTCGGCTCGGAATCATCGCCGTACATGAGATTAAGTTCGGCGTTCACGGCTTCGTCGATGGCGATGAGTTCGGCTGCGGTGAGACGGCTACCCATGATCCATCTCCGTTCGATTGACGGGGCCGCCGATCGCGGCGTTCACTTCCGCTTCGATTGCATCCCATTCGTCATTGGTTGCGTCTTCGCCGGGCTTGGCCTTGTCGGGGTTACATCTCCGCATGAAGTCCGACAGACGGGAGAGAAGATCGTTCTTGCGTGCGATCTCCGCCACGCAAGCGTCATAGACGCCACGCGCGTTTTCCTTGTGCAGGTCGATCGCCATTTTCAGATCATCGCCCATTTTGGCGAGGGGGAGGGATTGGTTAGGGTTGGGCATGGGTGGAGTCCTCAACAGCGAACCGCTTCGAGCGTGCGGTATGGACATTCGAAATCGCATTCTTCGGACCCGGCCTTGGCGCAGAATCGGCCAAGCCGGCCGTTGCTCCAGCGCCCGCATTCCTCGCCGGGCTCGGGGCCGTCCTCCTCGTCGATGTCGCGCAAGACTTCGTCGTCGATCGCCTCTTGTTTCCATTCCGGATCGCGTGTCGCGTTGTCATTCGCAACAGCTGGGGATTTCGGCGGGACGTCGCAGGTGTTGGTGATGCCGAGCGCTGTCGCTTCGCGGTTCGTGACGAAGCACCGCGAGCACATTGCTTCGCCGTGGCCGAGCCGCGATGGCACCCAATCGTGAGTCCATGCCATCGCCTCACCTCGCCTCTGCAAACGAAACCGGCGCGGACCCGATGGGGGTCAAGTCCGCGCCGGCCCGGGGTGCCGGCAGGTTGATGGGGGCAGCACTGCCGGCGGGGGAACGGAAATACATCGCCATCTTGTCGACGCTCGGGATCATCATCGCGCCCATGGCGATGATGGCGGCTAGGAGGGCGGCGGGAACGAGGGCGGAGTTTGGGAAGCGCTCAAGCATGGCGGGCCTCGGGTTCAGCAAAATCGAACACATGGTGGTCTTTGTCGCTGATGACGGTGACGGGGTTAAGTGCAAACAGACCGCCGCCGGCGTAATTGCATGGACCTGCAGTTTCGTCCGCGACGAAAGCTTCGCGCGGTTTTCCGGGCAAATATCGGCCTATACAGGAAAATGCGATTGCTCCATCAGGCGCTTTTGCAGCCATCCAATCTGCAACGCTTGCCACATGGCCGCACGCAGGACAGACAAATCGCCAATGGCTCATGTCATCACCAAAGCGCCGCTTGCCCTCTTCGCGCCATTTCTCGGCGCTGATTGTGCGATGTTTTTGGCTCATGTTCGCGCCCCTTCGAAACGCGCCCGGGCTTCCTCACCCGCAGCCGCGACGCGGGCAAAGATCACATCCATCCGGGCGCGGCGTTTCTCGATCGCATCCGGGTCAGCGGTCAGCTCGGCGACGTGGTTGGCACCTTCGCGGGCAAGCCTGGATTCGCCATAGTCACGATCGGGCGCGGTCGCGCTCCAATGGCCACAACAGCAGCGGGCCGATGCGCCGAAGCCCCGGGTGCGTTGAATCGTGATGTGGTGGATCTTGAACTTGCGGGCCAAGTCGGCCGCGATCGAGGCTTGCACTGCCAAGCCCCTCGGCGTGAGCACCAGCCACGTCCTGGTGCCCTTGGGCATCTTCTGGCGGCAGATGTAGCCCTCGCGGATCAGGCTCGCCCAATCGCCCGGCTCGGGCTCGGGAAAGGACATCTCTTCGCAATGATCGAGCACCTTGCCGGCGAGCTCGTTGCCCATGCGCCGGCGCAACATGAGCAGCGCCATCTTCTGAGAGTCGGTCAGGTCGGGCGCGAACGGTGCCGGCGGCGCCGGGACGAAGGGGCGGGATTGGAAATCGGCGAGGTTCATGACGCATTACTCCGGTTTCGTGGCGCCGGCCTTGAGGCCGTCCAGTTCCATGCGAGCGGCGATGCACGCCTCGGCGAGCTCGCGCTGCTTGTTGGCGATGTGCGCCTCGATCACGTGTCGGGATAGTTCGGGGCTGACATCAAACAGCCGATGTCCGTCGCTGCCCATCGGCACACCGAACTGAAACCCCCGAACGCGCCCGAATGCGTCGCGCAAGGTCGGCTCGTCGCCCCATTTCTTCTTGTCGACAATCTCGGCGAGCAACTTCGTCGCCGTCTCGATCTCGCGATGCGCCTGCCAAATGGCGGCAGCGACTTCCTGGCTGATCGTGTTCACGACTCCCCTCCCGTCACCTTGGCGAAGTGAATGTCGAAGGCTCGCGCCTGGGGCACGGTCAACTGAATGGTGATCGTCTCGTCGTCCTCGAATTCAGAAAGATCGAACAGCCTCACCGCTTCGAAGATCGGCTTGATGGCGATGATCAGGTCGGTGACGTCCTTGCGGGGAATGGACGGGCCGGCAACTGCGGCCTGGACAGAACGAGCAACCCACGGCTGAGATGCGTCAGGGGCAAGCGCCTCCGTCAGCGCCCGCGCACCTTTCTCGTCCATGCCCATGTCGAGCATTTCACGAACCGAGGGCAACGGCTCGGACTCGGGCTCCGGTTCTGGCGCCGCCGACTGTGCCAACCGCTTCGGCGTCACCTTCGTCTTGCCGGCCGCCGCCGCGTCGTCCTTGGCTTTGCGGAGCGTCTCGGTTGCCTTCGATCCGTTCTTGCGGACTTCGTTGACGGCCGTCGTCGCAGAGACTTCGCCGGCCTTGACCATGGCCTTGACGGGCTCGGGGGAGGCTCGCAATTCCAGGTGACGGCGGATCACCTCGACGGACTTGTGCAGCTTCTTGCCGGCGTCGGCTTCGGACAATCCATGCACCGTGATCAATCGATAGATCAGGTTGGCGAATTCCAGGGGTTCGAGCTTTTCGCCCGAGTTCGAGACGACAAGCCCGATGTCGCGATCGAGCGGCGTCGTGCCTTTCGGCTCCTGCAGACAGAGGACGGTTTCGATATCGACACCTTCGCCGATCAGTTCCATGACGACGGTGTGTCGCCGATGCCCCTCGACGATGATGCAGTCGTCGCCGTCCATCCTGACCAGGAGCGGCGAGCGGACGCCGCGCTCGCGCACGGACACCTTCAACTCGTCCAGCTTCGCCCGCGCTTCCGGTGTCGTGAGGTCACGGATGTTGTAATCCGGATCGACCTTCAACAGGCGCGGATCGAACGGGTAGGCGTCGACTTTGCCGCGAACGCCTTCGTGGTCACGGATGCGCATGATCAGGCTGCCTTCCGCTCTTGCTGGTCACGCTTCACAAGGGCGATCTGTTCGGGTCCAAGTGGGATCAGCGGCGAGCCGGCAGGCAAGACACTCTTGGCTTCGGGCCATACGTCGATGACGTCCTCGACGAACGACGCTCCGTCGATGAGCGCGGTATAGGCGGTCAACCGGCTCTTGCGTTCTGCCTGATAGGTTTCGTCGGCAGAAATCCACCTCTCGACCGCCGCCGCCGTGATGGCGTCGACAAGGAAAATCTGGTGATTGTATTCGTAATGATCGGGCCGCTGCGGGGCGTCATCGTTCGCGAACACGAACTGCACCACGGCGCTGTTCGGAAGCTGTAGCTTCGTCGTGGCGCAACGCGCGGCCTGTTTCCACTTCGCCAGCACCTTCATTTCGGACGGCGGGAATTTCTTGGCGATGACGGCGGCAACAAGGCCGGATGCCTTCTTATAGGCCGCGTCCAGCGCCTTCTTTTGTGTAACTGGCAACACGATTTTGGAGGCGTGAACCTTGAGGTTTTCTCGCATCCACTGCAGTAAACGGCGCTTGGCCATAAAAGCCTCCTGGTTGATGTGTTGAAACTCAGACGGAGAATTCCGCTCCCATGGGACACCCACCATTCCGGCAAGTGTCACCGTCCTTGAATTTCAGATGGCAGGCCGGGCAATCGCTGTCCGCCCGTATGATTGCGACCGCGTCGCCGAGCGTGAGTGTCCGCCGCTGCAGGCAGCACGGCATCGGCTGCCTGGGATCATGTGATGATAAAGCGATCAGGACGACGTCGGCGGGAATCGAGAGATAGTTGAAGCCACCATCACCGACAGGAACACGAATGAGGCAGGTGTCCGCCTCGCCCATGAATTCCAGGGCATCGCCGATCGTGCGGCCGAAGGCTTCGCCAGGATCAGCGGCAGGAGATGGAGCAAGGGAGATGTGGGCCATGTGCCGGTTCCCTAGTTCAGCAGATCAAGGCCGAGCAGCGTGCGCAGCGTTGGCGAAAGGCGCCGCGCGGCATCCTGACCGGACGGGCTTCGTGCCCACTCGTCGCTTTCTTCCTTGGTGGCGTCGAATTCACCATTGGCGACCCGGGCCGCGAACTTGGTAAAGCCGGCGGCGAGCAGTTCCGAATAGAGCTGCGTGATCGGGCACGCGTAGGTGTCGGCGTAATCGTCGAACTCGCCCGTCTCGGCTCGTTTCGCGAACGTCTCGTATTTGGCGGCGTTGTCCGGTGAGGCGATGGAGGCGACTTTGCGCAGCTCGGCGGCCAGTCTGTCGCGGGTTCGTTCGGCCATCACGCCGCCTCCGGTTGATCGCTGAATGCCAGCGTCGCGCAATCAACGACGATGAATGCCGCAAGATCAGATGGCTTGAACGATTGTCCCGGATGCTTCCGCCGATACGCCAGATTGACCGGGTGTGTGTCTGACCAGAATGCTTGTGCAGCGAGATCGCGCGGGGTTGTGGGGCGAGACCAGGAGGCGAGGGGAGGCATGTCAGTTGCCTCCCTTGTCGCCGAACATCGGCAAGCCCAGTTCGGATGCGCCGAAGTCGTGCATGGCGTTGATGCCAAGCACCTTGACGATGGCGCGGGCGATCAAGCCCTTGGCCCACTCCTCGGCGCCGAGATCGCGACCGGACGGGCCGGGCGCCCGCGTCGACAGGCTGTGCCATTGCTCGGCAAGGTCGCGAGTGTCGTTGCAGAGTTTCGCCAGCGCGCGGGCGCCCTCGATCGTCTCGCAATGGCAGATGCGCTTTTCGTCGGGGCACCATCCGCCGTGCCCGGTAATGAGCGCGACATAGGCGCCGCGCTCGCCAAGGCCATGCGGTTCATTGCGGGCGATGTAGTCGCCGATCTGGGGGGCGTGCGGTGGCTGGGGTGACCTTGAGGGCGGAGGGCATCGGGCGGCCCTCTCGACTTCCTCGGCGGCTTCAAAACGCTCTTTGAGCCACGCGTACAGATCACGCGCCTGCGGCTCCGCAAGCGAAATCATCGTCCGCTTGCTGGCGACCCGGCCCGTCTGCAGGTCGCGCGCCTGCTCTTCGGCGTCGATCGAGAGGTAGGCGTTCTTGCTGTGGGTAGAGAATTCAACCGACGCATATCCGTCGGCAGCTCCGGATCGTTTCCAATGCGGCGTGTGGTTGAGATCGGAAAAGCGGATGCTGCGCATCTCGCCTTCGCGGGTATCGAATGTTTTTTTGAACCCCATCTTCCCCATCTCCCCGTGAGCGTTTCACGTGAAACGGGAGAATAGGGATTTACAGAAATTCTGTCAACAGGCTTTCTGTTAATTCTGTATGGTGCTCAAAATACCGTTGTCGAAATAGAGGTAAGACCTTGAGCCATAGACCCATTGTTCATGGGTTCGGGTGGCTGTGGTCGTGGTGTTGATCTTGCTCGGCTTGCCCCAGCAGGAGGCGAGCGCTTCGGCTTTCGTCATGCCGATTCGGACGCCGCCTCGGCGGTCGCAATCAGCCTTGGCGGCGGCTTTCTTCGCCTGTTCGGCCTTATAGGCGGCTTCGTCGTCCATGGATTCGAATTGGTGCAGGGACACATAGCCGGTTTGACCGTCGTCGGTGCGGACGAGCACTTGATAGCTTGTTTGGCCGAAAGGACTGCTGCCGGCGACTTCGACGCCGACAAGGCCAGGGCTGCCCTTTATGTACGGGCAGGGGCGCGTATCGTTGGGGATCGGGCAAATGTAGGCGAAGCCGGTGCTGACCTTGCGCTTGCCAATCGTCTTCGCTTCGATGGCAAGACGATCTTGTCGAGCTGCATCAGCGATTTGGGACGTCCCGCAGCCCGCCAATGCAAAGCACATCGCCAAGCCGACCGCGCGCATCACCCCCTCCACCTCACGGGCGCCGCCCATTCGATCCGCTGATCTTCAAGGGTGGCCGCGTTCCAGCTTTCCAGATTGAACCGGTTCTTGCGCGAGCCCTTGCGGATGATCTTCACCAGCATGCGGCCGTCGGCCAGGTGGACGACACATTCGCGGCCGATGAGTTCGCCGGGGTCGCGCGTCTCGCGTCTGTAGAACAGCTTTTCCCCTTCAAAATAACGGGGATACATGGAATTGCCGCGCACCACGACAACTTGCGTATCAAGCGGCATGCCGGGCGGCGGCTCGACGACGGGTTCGGGCTCCTGACTGTTGCTGTCCGGGAAGGGGACGATTTCGGCACCGGCGCCGACCTCGCCCGCGACCGTCAGTCCGGGCGCGACCTTCGGGCCTTCGCCGGTCAACAGCCATCCTGGCGACGCTTTGAACGCCCGTCCGTATTCATACGCAGCCTCGACCGGAAGGGGCGTCTGCCCGTTCTCGTGCGAGGCGTAGGTTGACGGCGTCCATCCGTGCCGAAGCGCTGCCGCACGCATGCTTTTAAAGCCTGCCCGCTCGCGCGCCTCCTGCAATCGCCAATGTCGTTCTCCCATAAACAGAGATTCTGCACAGGAATATTCCAGAAATCCTGTTGACTTCATTAACAGCATTTCTGTTAATTGCGGCATGCGTGCTGATTCGCTTTCAACGGTTGCGGAATTGATCGACGCCTTTGGCGGCATCACGCCGTTTTCGAAGGTGATCGAGAAAGGCGTGTCGACGGCGGGCGAGATGAAGCGCAGCGGCCGGATCGACGTGGACTATTGGCCGCCGGTGATCGCTGCCGCTCCTGCGGTTGGGATTGATGGCCTGGACGAAAAGCACATGGCCCGCATCCAGGCCCGCCGCCGGGCAAGCGCAAGCCGGCAGGCATCGGAGGCCGCTCAATGACACCCGGCCGCCACCATCAGCTTGTCGAGCTTCGCGATGATCTGCGCTCGCATGGTGGCGAAGTCCGACCGCGGCACAATCAGCCGCACTGCCATTTCTCTTTCGGCGATCGTCGATCGTCCCCATGCCTGATCCGTACAGAACGTCAGGCTGATGTATTCGGCCATTGCGTCGACGGCGACCAATCCCGTCACAAAGAAAACCGGCAGCGGACCCTGCTGCACGATCGGAACGCTTGTCGTCTCTGCCATACGCGCCATTGCAACTTCCCCTGTCCCGATTTGAGTTTCGTGCAGGGATATTGGCACGTCCAACGTGCAACAGCCGCACCAGGGCATTTCCGCACTGTGAAAAGCGGTAGCAACTTGCCGGATGTCGGAACCCGAACAAATCCGATTGCGATCTGGTGCGTAAAAGGGGCTCGCGCATTTCACGCATCCCCTTGTGGCCGCTTATCGATTTCGGCGGAACCTGCCGCTACGGCAGCGCAGAGAGACTGCGCAGCTTCAGGCGAGCAGGTCAAGATTGCCACGCACGTTGTCAACCGATCGAACGGCGCCGGCAGCGGCGCCATGATCGCCATCGCAAGATCACCCGCTTCGGTCGGCTCAACGATTGCGGTCGTGAAGCGCATCGGCCCGAACAGCATCGATCACGCCTCCCGCCGCTCATGCGGCAGCACCGCCAGCAGCCACACCATTCCGACGAACATCGCCAGCAGGAACACGTCGACCATGTCGGCGCCGGTGATGATCAGTGTTGGGTCGAAGGGCTTCATTGCGTCCTCCCTGAATCTGGTTGCGGCAGCCCTCACCCAATTCGCTGCGGGAAGCGGCGGTTTCAGCGATACGCGGGGGAGGGCCGCCGCATGAACGAACAGTGCCGCGATCTCTTCGGGCGGGCAAATCGGCGAGGCGACAAGGTCGTCATGCAAAGCGACGTCGCCCCCAGGGGTAGCGACAAGGATGTCGCATTTGACGAGCAGGTCCGCCGCCTCTGTCTGCGCCTATGGCCCGCCCGCGGCGCCGCCGCTCTGCACATCGCCATGCACGGCGGCGTCGACATCCGCTCGGCGCAGCGGATCGTCGCTCGCCAGCAGACGTTCACGCTGCCGGTCTACCTCTCGATGATGCGCAGCATCGTCGGCGAGCCGTTCCTAAAACTCGCCATGTCCGGCGCGACCGCGCCCTGGTGGACCGAGACCTACGAAGACCTCGAACTCGCCGCCAAGGAAAAGCAGGCGCGCGAGATGCTGCGCGAAGTCGAGCAGAGGAAGGCGAAGCGATGACCGCAGCCCTCTCGATCGTTTCTGCCGAGAACGCCGTTGCCTCACTGCCGGCGTTGATCGACCGCGCCGTGTCGGTGCTCAAGAGCGCCCGCACGTCGGCGGAAGTCCTGGAGGCCCGCGACCTCGCCGCCGTCGCCTACGATGCCGCCAAGCGGGCAGCGCGGTTTGGCCGGGCGAAGCAGGCCGCGGACAGTCTGATTGCCGCCGCTCATCGATCCCAGGCCGACGCGCTCTTGATTGAGAGTCAGGCGAAGCGCCGTCTTGCCGACGAATACGACGCCGCGCAAGAGCGGGGCGAGGTCGCCAAGCTTGGCGAGATCGGCGGAGGGCATAGCAGAAGTTCTGATGCGGAACACCTGCCGGCGACGGCTCGCGACCTTGGCCTTTCCCGCAAGGACGTCCATGAAGCCCGCATCATTCGCGATGCGGAGGAAGTCGAGCCCGGCATCGTCGCGCGCACGCTCAACGATGCGATCGAACAGGGCGAGGAACCTACGCGCGCCAAGGTGCGCCGCGCCGTCGCCACGACGGTAAAGCCCGCCGATCCGGAGACGTCGCCGCGCGTGCGACTTGGCCGCAGCGCCGTGTGCGAGCGCGTGCGCGAAGCGATCAGCCTTTTGACGGGGCTGCCGCCGGCTCGCGAGGTCGCGGCCTACTTTCGCGGCACCGACGACGCCATCGTGATCGCTGACCGGCTTCCCGCCGTGACGGCGTGGCTCGTCGAATTCAAGAATGCATGGGAGGGCACGGACAATGCTGGCGACTGACATGTCTTTCGATCGCCCCACGGCATCACGTCTTGATACCCGTATGCCAGCGCATGTGCGCATCATCAACGGCGCGCTTGACGACGATCCGATGTCGCCGGGCGGCATCATCCTGGTTGGCCGCATTGATCCGAGCACGTTCCGCTTCCTCAAAGTCGACGACAACTATCAGCGCTCGCTCAGCGACCGCTCCGACATCTACGAAGCCATCAAGTCCGGCACGGTGCCGCCGACGATCGACATCGGCGTGCGCGGTCAGGACTTCGTCAGTGACGGTGCCGATTACATCATCAAGTCACCGGCCTTCATCATCGACGGATGGCAGCGGCTCGGAACGGCTCAACGCATTCTCGAAATGATCCCGGACCTGCCGGTGCGCATCTTCGCCATGGTGCATTTCGGTACGACGGAAGCGTGGGAGCGTGAACGCTTCGACAATCTCAACAAAAACGTCCGCAAGGTGTCGTCGGATCACCACTTGCGAAACATGAAGGATCGCAATCCGGCGGTTTTGACGTTGTTCGGCCTGTGCCACAACAGCCGCGAATTTCCTCTGTTCAAAAAGGTCTGTTGGTCACAGAACATGCAACGGGGCGAGCTGCTGAAAGCAATGGTGCTCGCCAAGACATGTCGGGTGTTGCACGCGCACATCGGCAAAATGGGGACGCTTTCTGCCGACGGTGTTGCCGAGACCTTGATGCATTCAGCGAGTGTGCTGTCGCTGGCAGCGTTTCGCGCCAACATCCAAACGTTCTTTTCGATCGTTAATGATTGCTGGCCGCTGTCGATGATTGAATATCGCCACGCCGCACCGCAGCTCAAAAGTACTTTTTTGAGCGAGCTTGCGCGGATGTTCTCCGATCATCCGATGTTCTGGGATGAGCGCGGCCACGTCCTTGCGCTGTGCGCTGACGATCGGCGCAAGCTGGCAAAGTTCCCGATCAACGATCCTCGCGTCGTCAACCTCGCCGGCTCCGGCGGCAAGGCGAAGATCATGCTGTACCAGTTGTTGGTCAACCACATGGACAGCGGGCGCCGCACGAATCGGATGGTGAAGCGATGACCAACATCGTCACCTTTCCTCATCGCCCCGCCCGTATCGACAACATATCCCGCGCTCACCCGGGTGCGATCGTGATCATTCTTCCGTGCGTGAGGATCGAGCGAACCGACACCGCAACCGAGATCAAGCCCGGCCGCTTGCGCCGTGACCGCAGTCGATATGTCAGCCCTCCCGTATCCGAACAGATGCGCGCGAGGGGACTGTTCGTTGCGGCGGAAGGCGGTGACGCATGAGCGACTTCCTCGTGAAGATTACCAAGAACGAATTGGTCGATCGGCTTCGCGTCATCCAAAGCCGGCTGGCGAACGAGAATGAGCACAGCGAAGCGCTGTTCATCGGCATGGCGATTCAAGTGCTCGCGGGCGAAGTCACGTCAGTGCAGGTTATCAACGTCAGCGGTTCGGTCGAAGACGCCATTCTTGCTCGCATAAAGCGCCACCTCAAAAATGATCCCGGCTTTGCGTGCGGAGGCATTGCGCGATGAACCGTCGCTCATTCCTCCGCTTTCTCTGCGTGGCACCGGTTGCGGCGCCTGTCGCGATCATCGCTGCGAAGGAGGCGCCGGCATATGCATCGGGCGGCGTCTACACTCTTCCACGGGAATGGTACGGCGGCGTTATTGGCGAGACGGTCTCGGAAGCATCGATCCCGCTTCGGGCTTTGCGCCCGCGTCTCGGCTTCACCAATAACGAATTCAATGCGCTTCGTCGCGAGCTTGCGCAGATCAAAGCCGATGCCGTGAATTCTTTGAAATGGGTTCCGTCTGACGACTGCTTCACCAACGCCGATCTCCTCACTGGCGAGAAGGGGGAGTCGTGAACAGAGGACTGCAACATGATCGAAGCCATGGGCGATGGCCTGCCGATCGTGATGTTCATCGGCATGCTGGCGATGTTCGGCCTGCTGATGATGGTGCCGCTGTGGCGGCAGCCGTAACCGAGATTCTTATCCCGTGCGAAAGCAAGCAAGGCAAAACCGACCTCACCGGCCAGAAGGATTGCCGGCGGCGGCTGGGCTTGCGAGTAGGCGCAGCCGGGGCGCGGAGACCGGCCGGGGAGGTGGCAACGCCTCCCCACAGTTTCCATAGCAGGGACGCCAGCCCCGGCCACGCTCCGGAAGGCAGGGCAGATAAGACGCCCGTCTTGTTCCAAGGGAGGATCGCCCGGCGGCGTCCTGGTCCTCCCTACGAATTCAGTTCGGGTGGCAGGCCCAGCAACCATCAGCCCGGGTCAAGTGATGGCGTCCAAGCTTCGGCGGTGACGTCATCGGGAAGGGCGCGGCGAGTGCGCCGCTCATGCCCTGGTAGCGCCACCCGATTCAATCGTCCCATTTGTTTGATCGCGTAGGTCGCCGGACCTTCATCCGGCAAAGCACGGGGGTGCTTCAAATGGCAAGGCAGAGATTCGCGCTTCGCGAGCGCGTGATTGTGCCTGACACGGGCGGCACGATTCAGCGCGTGATCATCGGCCGCGCCGACTTCGTCAAAGCCGAGTCCGTCTGCACCATTGCCTGGGTGAATGACTCCGGCGAGCCTCGCGTCAAGAGCGTCGCCGTGTCCTTGCTTGCGAGGCAGCAAAGGGTGAGGCGTAACATCATGCGCCCCACCATCATCAACGCCTATGACCAAGCCGACGTCATCAAGACGATCCTCATCGTCGGCGCGACCGCGTGCCTGCTCTTCGTGATCGGGTTCGTCGTCATCGTCTGCAGGCTCATCTATCTCGGCATCCTGGCCGCAACGGCAAACGATACGGATGTCGATGGGGATTCCATGCTCGAGCCCCATGGCGATGTTCCGCACATGGTCCACCAGGCGCAACGGCCCGGGAGGGATTTCGATCGGCAGCCGGTCATGTTCCCGCCAGTGATCGGGGAGGGTGGCCGTGGGTGAGAAGACTGGAATCCAGTGGACGGATGCGACCGTTAATTTCTGGTGGGGCTGCACCAAGGTCGGGCCGGGGTGTGACCACTGCTATGCCGAGACGCAGGCGAAGCGTTTTGGCGGCGAGCATTGGGGCGTCGGCGTGCCGCGTCGCAAGATCAAGGGCGCGGTCGCGTTGCTGCATCGCCTCGACAACGACTATTCCGAATGGGCCGCAGACTCCTGCTGCTGGCCGCACCTTAATATCCCGCTCAAGCGCCGCGTGTTCATTCAGTCCATGTCGGACCTGTTCGACCTGGAAGTGCCCATCGAATGGTTTGCCGAAGCTTGGGACGTGATCGAGCGCTGCAACCGCATCACAATCCAGATCGTCACCAAGCGCGTGAGCGCCATCGAAAAGCGCCTCGCTACGATCGGCCGGACGACATGGCCAAAGCATGCCGGATTGATCATCAGCGTCACCAACCAAGACGAAGCAGACCGCGACGTACCGCGCTTGCTGGCGCTCAAGGAAAAACTCGGCATTCCGTGGGCCGGACTGAGTTGCGAGCCGCTGTTAGGACCGATCGATCTGACACCGAAAGCGGATGCAACTTACCGACTGCTGAGTGAATGGTACGGCCCTGACGGATTCGACCCGACCGGATCGCAGCCGCGCAGAGATCGGCTTGAAGGCTGTTTTCCGAAGATCGATTGGGTCATCGTCGGCGGTGAGTCCGGATCACATGCCCGCCCCATGCATCCCCAATGGGCGCGTGATCTTCGCGACCGATGCATGGCGGCCGGCGTGCCGTTCTTCTTTAAACAATGGGGCGAGTGGAAGCCCGGCGACGGAGATTGCGTCGGTCAACAGTCCTATCGCGTCGGCAAGAAAGCCGCCGGCCGTCTTCTTGATGGCCGTGAGTGGAACGAAATTCCCGAGGTGCAGTCATGACCAAAGACGACGTCAAGCACGCGACGGACCTCTATCGCGAGATCGAGTCCATCGACCGAGCAATCAAGACGCTCCACATCTCCGGGATCATCCGGATCGATGCTGGTTTGAATAACGGCGATGCGCTGTTGCTGCCTTTGCAGATGCACGGCGATGGCGCTGCCGCCGCCCGTGATCTCGGCATCGCCGAATTGCTTCGCGTGCGCGACCTCCGCGCCAGCGGCTTACGGCGCATGGGCTGCGATATTCCGGAGGCGCCTACGTCATGAGCGGTCTCAAACTGTGCCCGACCTGCGGCTCCGATCACGTCATTCCCGTTGTTGATCGCAAATCCGAACAGAAGATCGGATGGCATTGCGAATGGTGCGGTCAGGACTGGGACCATCTCGCCGAAGCGATGGCAGCTGACGACATCATTCGCTTTCCCACCATCGATCCCATCAGGGGAGGGCATGTGGAATGAGCATCACCTACGACCACGGCAACATCGTCTTTCAATGCGACGGCGAGGGCTGCCGCGAGACACTGGAAACCGAGACATCCAATTTCGAATCCGCCCGCAACGTGCTTCGCCGCGCCCATTGGAAGCCATCGAAAGATCGAGCCTCCGATGAATGGCGGCACCAGTGCGCGGACTGTCAGAAGGGGCTGATCTGATGTCGTTCGAACCCGGCTCCATCGTCAAACTCAAGGTCGAAAGCCCCAATATGGTTGTCGCAGGTGAGAGCGATGATCATGACGGATGGATCGAATGTATCTGGTATGACGATCACGAAAGCCTGCGGGACTCGTTCCCGCCGTGCTGCCTGGCGCTGGTCAAAGCCGCCGACATCGAAGCTCCTGCAAAACCAGAATCGGACGACCTGCCCGCGCTGCCGCCGAAGCCGGCACCGCAACCGAAGCGCCTCGACACACCGAAGGCGGCGCCGGCCGGCGCACCCGAGCCCGAGTCCGATCAACCCGAGCCCGACGCCGTCAAGGTCAACACGGCATCCGGTCGCATCACCTACCACGGCAGGACGTGCACGCTTGCGGGCGCTGGATTGACCATTGTCGACATCACGGCCGCTGCGATGCCGCATCCTGTCGATCGCGCTGAAATCAGAAACGCGATCTGGCCCGGCGGCGGCACGGTCTCCGCCGATACGCAGCTATCGACATTCATCACGGCCACAAACCAACGTCTCACGTCCATCGGGCTGATGCTCAAGAGCGTGCGGGGCAAGGGTGTGGTGCTGGAGGAAGTGGAGGGATGATCTGATGGCAGATGAGTCCCGCAAACCGTTCTGGGTTCAATGTCCGAAGTGTTCGCACTGCTGGGCGGCAGCCTACATGCCGATCGATGCCGAGACATTCGCCAAGCTCACCAAACGGGCTGCGTGCCCGATGTGCGGCACAACGAAGGGCATTGGCATCGCGAAGCAGGACGACGGGCGCCTTTTGAATAACTGCCCGCCGCCGAAGCCCGGCGAAGTGCCGGACGCAGCCGCGCGCCTCATATCGTGGCTGACGTCTGGCGACACGGGCGTGTCGTCGAAAGCCATTGCCGCGCACATGACCGGCGGCGAAGTCGATCGCACCTGGGGCTGGGGTCACCCGCACGATCCGGACGATCTCGGCCGGTGCCTTCGCCTGCTGGCGCTGTTCCCCGAATGGGCGCCGCGCATCGGTGAGATGGCCGCACACGGCGCCGGTTGGGCAGGCCTCGTCGCACGATGGGATGAAATCGCTGCGTCGATGGCCGATGAAGTCGGTATCGACTGGTCGAAGGGAAAGAGTGCGCCGCGCACATACAAGCTGATGCAGGCGGCGATCGATGCGGGTCGCGCATCGGGCCAAGCAAAGACCTCACAACCGGAGACGACGACATGAATGCGATGGGGCGGAACACGCTCGCCGGAGAATTGCTTCGCGGCTTTGTCGAGCGGATCGAAAACGAAGAGGCGCAAAAGAAGCAGCACGCCGACAACATCACGGCGATCTATGCCGATGCCAAGGCGCAAGGGCTGATCCCGAAGGCAATCCGCTACGTCGTCAAGGCGCGGACGTTGAAGCCGTCCGAGCTGCAGGAGATCGAGACGCTGCGCGATCTCTACATGCACGCCATGGGCATGGCGACGGATGCGCCGCTGTTTCGTCTGATGGGGCTCGTCAGTGCCGATCTGACCGCCCGCGAATCCGTGATCGAGGCGCTTAAGAAATTCGTCGCCCCCGGAACGTCGATCGTGATCGAAAGCGGCGGCACCCCGATTCGCCTCACCGGCGACAAGGACGGCAATGTATCGGTCACCGAAGTGATCGAGCAGCCGATGCAGACCTCTGACGCCCTCGGCAAGAAAAAGACAACGCCGCCTAAGACGCCCGTTCCCGACGTGACGGCGGCGGAAGCCGAAGCGATGGGTCGCCAAGCCCGCAAGGGTGACGTCCCGATCATCAGCAATCCATTTCCGTACGGACACGTCAATCGGCCGCACTGGGACCGCGGCTGGCGCATTGAGGACGGCGGCGACGGCATGGGTCCGGGCGAGGACGATTGATGTCCGAGGAATTCGCCAAGTTCGCACAGGTCGTCCAGCCTGATGAGGCGGCAGAGCCTATCTTGGCGAAGCCTGTCCGCGCCGCGCTGCTGGAATGGCTAGAAGAAATCTGGTCAGAGGTCGCGCTTGCGGAACTAGGCGTTGCGCCGCGCAAGCGGGCGCTGTTCTCGGGCCCGGCCGGCACCGGCAAGACGACGTTGGCGCATCATTTGGCGGCTCGGCTCGGCCTGCCGATGGCGATCGTGCGTCCGGATGACATCCACGGCCGCTACATCGGAACCGGCACCGCCAACGTCAAACGCATCTTCGATGCGGCGGAATCCTTCGACACGCCCGTCGTGTTGTTCTTTGACGAGTTCGACACGCTGGCGCAAAAGCGTATGCATTCCGGCGTCAATCCCGGCCTGGAACACAACCACAACGCAATGATCAATACATTGCTGGCGCGGCTCGATGCTTACGCCGGGTTCATCATCGCCGCGACAAATCGGGCCGATGCTGTCGATGAGTCGGTGTGGCGTCGTTTCGACATTCACATCAACGTGGAACTGCCGGGGCAATTCGAACGTGAGCGCATCCTGGCACGCTATCTCGCGCCTTTCGGCCTGCCGCGCGATCCGCTTCGTCACCTTGCGGAAGCATTCGAAACGGCGACGCCGGCACTGATCCGCGCGTGGTGCGAGAACTTGAAGCGCCAGACGGTCGTCGGTCCGAAATGCGGTTGGGACATGGGCAAGCACGCCGTCGTCGGACGGCTGATTGCGTCCGTTCATCCTCATCCGGACTGCGGAAACCCGCGACTGTGGACTCTGGGAACTAAAGACCATGCGGTCGCCGTGATGCCATGGCCACTGCCGCGCGCGGACGATCTCGGCAGCGACGCGATCGATGCGCCGCCGGTTTCCGGCAACGTCGTCAAACTTGGGGAGGCGCGACGTTGACTGCGCTTACGCAATACACCGCCGCCCGTGCCGCGCTTGCCGCCGCTACCCGCGTCGATGAGACGATCCGCATCCGCGATGAGATGGAACACGTCAAACTGTACGCCCGTCAGGTCAAGGACCGGGCACTGATGGCGGATGCGACCGAAATTCAGATGCGGGCGGAACGGCGGCTGGGCGAACTGCTGATTGCCGCCGAAGATGCCGGCGCGCTCCAAAAGCGTGGCCGGCCTTCGTCGGAAAAACCTACCAACCCGGAAGGTTTTCCGCCAGCCACTCTTGAAGAGATCGGAGTCGACTACAAGACGTCATCAAAGACAAAGAAAGCCGCCTCTCTGTCCGAACAAGCATTCGAGGCGATGGTTGAGCGCCAGCGCGACAGGATTGCCAGCGCCAACGCCATCACCCTCAATCCGGTCGCGGAAGCCGAGAAGGAAGCACGGGACGCCCAGCGTAAGGCCGACCATGCCGCCCGCACCTATGAGGGATGCAAGGTTGATGACCTGCATTCCCTGATCGCGGCCGGCTACAAGGCCAGCGCCATCCTCGCCGATCCGCCGTGGCACTTCATGGCGCGATCGGACAAGGGCGAGGGCCGCTCGGCATCGGAACACTACACGACCGATCGGACGGCAGAATTCGACGCCATCAAGGCGTTGCCGATCAAGGAACTGGCCGCCAACGACTGCGTCCTGTTCATGTGGATGGTCGATTGGTGCCCAGCCAAGGCCTTGGAGGTGATCGAGGCTTGGGGATTCGCCCATAAGACGACGGCGTTCACGTGGGCGAAGTTGACCGAAACGCACACCGGCGAGCCTCGGTTCGATGGCGTGATTTCCGACCGAGATTTTGCGATCGGGCAAGGCTACTGGACCCGCGCCAACCCGGAAGACTGTTGGCTGGGCACGCGCGGATCGCCGAAGCGCATCAACGCCGACGTACGCCAGCTCGTCGTGGCGCCGATCATGGAACACTCGCGCAAGCCCGACGAAATCCACGATCGGATCATGCGCCTGGTTGGCGGTCCGTACCTCGAAATCTATGCCCGCCGCCCGCGCGACGGATGGGTGACCTGGGGCAATGAAATCCCGTTCGTCATGCCGGCGATCGGCGCCGATGGCGAGGTGTCGGACATTGACCCCGCGACCGGCGAAATCCTCGATCCCGGACCTTCCCCCGACGCCCCGGTGACCGATGATCCGATCGGCGATCACTCCGATGGCCTTGATCCAAATCCGACCGAAGATGTTCTCGACATCCCCGATGATCTGAGGCGCGTATCATGACCCCGATCGACTTCGAACGGACTCCCGATCTGTGCTCGCTATCTCCTCGTGAGCGGGAGGTTCTGTCGCTCGCATGCCAGGCCCTCACCAATCAGGAGATCGGTGAACATCTCGGCATCAGTGGCCGTACCATCGAAGTCTATATCGCCCGCATCAATCTCAAGCTCAATGCGCGGTCGAAATTGCACGCGGCATTGATCGCTTATGGGCATGTCGCGCCCGGGCCCATCACCAATATCGAAGGGGTGTCGACGCCATGACGTCCCCATCCCTCGATTGCAACATCAAACTGCAGCGGATTATGAGACGGACAAAGCGGACGATCGAACCGGGCGCGAAGGTGTTTCACGATCCGGCGTCGGCGCCGCGCGACGTCGACCTTGAAGTCCTCGGCAAGGACGCTTTCGGCTCGCGCCCCGTACCGTTCCCTTGTCGTCTCACAGATCAAGGCTGGGTGAACTCACGCACGGGCGCGGTGATTTCGCCGCGTGTCGTCGGATGGAGGAAGCGGGGATGGTAAATAATGCGGCAACGTCATGGGTGCTCAACCCATGGCAGCCCATGTCGGAACCGATCGACGTCGCGCATCTCGGCAAGCTCGCCGAGGAAGTGAACGAGTTGGGATGCGCCGTTTCGCGCTGCCTGATTCAAGGCATCGACGCCAGCGAGCCGATCACCGGCAAACCCAATCGCGAATGGCTCGAAGACGAGATCGCTGACGTCTACGCCACCATCACGATGGCGATCGACCGCTTCGGCCTTGATGAGCTTCGCATTCTCGCGCGCATGGGCAACAAGCGGACCCATCTTCGGGGATGGCATTCGATGCTCGCAGCAAAGAAGGAAGCGGCGGAATGAGCGCCCGTACCATCCTCACCCTCGCCAACGGAAAGTCGCCTCTCTGCTATCTGGCGACGCCGTACAGCAAGTACACGCCCGGCATCGCGAAGGCATTCGAGGATGCCGCTGCGCTTGCCGCGCGCCTCATGCAGGCCGGCGTCAAGGTCTACAGCCCGATCGCTCACACGCATCCCCTAGCGATTTATGGCGGCATCGATCCGCTTGCGCATGACGTCTGGTTATCCTTCGACGAAGCCATGATGGATGTCGCCAACGTTCTGATCGTTGCGCACATGGATGGCTGGCGGGAATCGAAAGGCATCGCGCACGAAGTCGATTTCTTCGCCATCGCGGCCAAGCCGATCTTCGATCTCAACCCCGACACGCTGACGATGGCGCGACGCACCGATCCGCAGACACCGGCGCTCGGAGGGTCGATCACGTGACCATCCGCATCATCACTGGCGACTGTAGGGATGTGCTTTCCGCCATGGAGCCGAACTCGGTTGATTGCGTGCTGACCGATCCGCCTTATGGCGAAACGTCTCTCGCATGGGATCGATGGGTCGCGGGATGGCCGGCGCTGGTGCGGCGTGTTCTCAAAAAGACAGGCTCGATGTGGTGCTTCGGCTCAACTCGGATGTTCCTCGAGCATGCCGATGATTTCCAGGGCTGGTCTCAGTCGCAGGATGTGGTGTGGGAAAAGCATAACGGCAGCGGATTCCTCAACGATCGTTTCCGACGCGTGCATGAACTGGCGCTACACTTCTATCGCGCCGATGCGAAGTGGTCGGACGTCTACAAGGCGCCGCAGTTCACAAACGATGCTACGGCTCGCACGGTCCGGAAAAAAGCCAAGCCCGCGCACTGGCACGGAAGCACTGGCGACACTGTCTATCAATCCGAGGACGGCGGCCCTCGCCTGATGCGCAGCGTGATATTCGCTCGCTCGGAACACGGCCGCGCCGAACACCCGACGCAAAAACCGATCGATATCGTCGAGCCGCTGTTACTCTATGCGTGTCCCCAGGGGGGGGTATGCTTGGACCCGTTTGCGGGATCTGGCACGACGGGAGTCGTCGCCAAAAGACACGGCATCGACTGTACGCTGATCGAGGGCAATCCCGAGTTTGCCGAGATCGCCCGTGTCCGCATTGCTGGCGGCGCACTGTTCGCGCATGCGGAGGCCTGACCCCATGACCATCCGCACCCTCGACGAAACAGGTGTCCGTAAAGCCCTCCGTCGCGCCTGCATCAAAGCAGGAGGACCGGAGCAATTCGCATCCGCTCATACTCTGGAATGCGATTACGTCACCGACACTCTCAAGGGCAATTGCACACCAGGATCCAGGATTCTCGCTGCGCTGAATCTGATGAAGGTCAGTCGATATGCGCGGATGGCGAAGATGAAGGGGAGGCGAGGGCAATGAGACGGCCGACGGTTATGGCTGGCGCTAGTCTCGGGATGATGGCCGCTGCCATAGCAGCGATGTCGGCCGCGACACCGGCGCCAATGCCAATGGTGGCGCGGCGCGCGCAAGAGAACGACCGCGAGCGGATCGAGCGTCTCACCGCCGCGCGCGAGGCGTGGCGGCTCGAACAGGAGCGGCGTGCCCAAGAACGGATTGCGGCAGCGGAAGCCAAGCGGGCGCGGCGTCAGGCTCGCAACCTAAAGAATCTCGGGAAGGGGAGGCGGGGGTGAGCGAGCAAGTTGGCACCGATCTTTATCAACGCACGATTGCCTTCGATTACGGCGACATCGATCGCGGCGATCTCATGCGAGAGGTCTGGACGCCGACCCCGTGGATGGTCGATGCCTACGTCGGCAGCGATCCATATAAGCGCGAGCGCGACATGATCGCGTGGTGCTTCGAACACCTCGGCGAGGAATGCTCGCCGATTCATGGCCGCGTCGGGCGCTGGCATCGCGGAAACGCAATCATTCACGGATGGGCATGGTTTGGCTTCGCTGACGAAGCGGACATGGTCGCATTCCTTGCCGCTTGGCCGACGCCTGAAGGCATCGCAAACCCCGACCACATCGCGCGGGAGGCGCTGGCGGGATGACAGAACAGCAAGTCGAAAGGCTGATTACGCAGATAAACGGCCTACGATTGCAAGTCTTTGTGCTCACGTGTGTTGCGGGATTCTCGCTCGGATGCCTTGTTGCGATGGTGCTTCGCCCATGACCCCGCTCCACCGCCGTCTCCAATGGCCCCGAGGCCGATACAACGGCGCCCGCATCGTCGGGATTGAGATGAAAGTCATTCTCGACATCACCGATTGGGGATGGCGATGGCTGCCGCGTGACGGTATGTGCGGGCGCTATGGGCCGCTTCGGGTGTGGTGCGGCTTCGCCTACAGCTTCGATGATCTGCATCGCCGTCCGGCTTCCGCGGCCGTCCGTGAAGAGGTGAGGACGGCATGAGCGAGCGCAGCAAAGACGAATCCGAAGTCATTGCCGCGTGGTTCTTTCTTGCCTTGTGCGGGCTTGCTTTGTTTTCGGCTGGATGGGTGGTGCTCGCATGACCGACGCCGCCACCACACCAGCCGCCGAAGTCTCGACACTTCCCGTCAAGATCAAGCATCGCTGGTCATATCCTGTGACTGTGATCGAGAACACCTATTCAGGATGCGAAGAGACGCACCGCAGATGCCTCCATTGCGCGACAGTCAAGGTGACGGTGCATCCGCCTCAGGGCCTCCCATATCGAGCCTGGATCGCTCCCAATGGGGTCTGGGGTGTTTGGAATCTGACCCCGCCGTGTATGGGGATAAAGGAAGGGCTGCCGGAATGAGCGAAGCAACCGACAGGGCACAACGCCTCGCCTCCATGATCGAGCAGCGAGCCCGCGAAACCCTCGACCCGCTCAATCGACGAATGGTCGTCGATCGTTGGCCCGCTGAATTCCAGGCCATCATGTGGCGTGCGGTCGCCGATATTGCGGCGCGTGAGGCGGCAAAAGCCGAGGCGGAAAAGTGATGTCGCGTCGCGTGAACCAACAACAGAAACCCGAAAAGACTGAGATCGTGACGTCGTGAGTTTTCAAGCCACAGAATGGGCCCGCAGCCTGCCGCTGCATTCAGGATCAGCGAAATTCACGCTGATGATGATCGGCAGCTACGCGGACACCGAGGATTGTTGCTTTCCGAAGCTGGCACGGCTGGCGGCGGACACGCTGCAATCAGTGGCGACCGTGCGCCGGCGCATTCGCGAGCTTGAGCAGCTCGGGGCGCTTACTCGGTTCGCGCGCTGGTCCAGCCCGGACGGGCAGGTTGTCGTCACCCAGGCCAGCGTAAAGCCCGAGGATCGGCCTTTGGAATGCAGGCAGACCAGTGATCTGTTGCGGCTGAATCTTCGCCTCACTGCAGACGACGTGCGGGCCAAGATCAGCGCGCTCGGCTGGGATAAGCCGCGCCAGAAAGGTGATGACGACGCAGACAGCGGCGAGGGTGACGACCGCCCGGATTCCGATGAGGGGTGTCAATCTGCAACCCTCCCCCCGGGTGCCAATTTGGAACCCCCGGGGTTGCAAGGCTGTGAGACCCCCGGGGTATCACCTGGGAGTCACCCCTTGAATAGTAACTCTAAAACCTACTTGAATCAGAACCCCCAAAGCCCCCTTTCGCCGGAATGCGAGTCCGCAGGACTTGCGAGGGAAGAAAACGATCTCGCCGTCCAGCACGCCATCAACCGGTTCGGCGAAGCCTATCCGATCCCGATCACGAACCTGCCGCTCGTCCGCCAACTACTGGCGGCGATGACGCCGGACGAACGCGAGCAGGTCATCATCGCTGCGTTCGGCTACCGGGCGTTCGTGCGTGAGCAGGATCGTCGGGCGATGGATGCGCATCGGTTCATTCGCGACGGCAAGTGGCCTGGGTTCGTCGACAAGGGCCGCGCCACGATGCCGAAGCCGCCGCCGCAGGAGTTCCCGGCACCTGCCGGCGGGCCGCTTTCAAAAGCCCTTGCCATGGCTCGCGCGATTTCTCGTGGCCCCGAACAGCTTATGTCGGTAGCCGGCGCCTTGCGTGACGAGGTGCTGCGATGGGAACCGCCGCGCGGGCTGCTGGCGCTGGCGCCGTTGTTCGATCAAATCGGCCCGTGGATGCCCGTGGTGGAGAATTCGAGGCGCTGGCATGCGTGGCGCGAACGTCTCGCCGAATGCCGAGTGTCGATGCCGAAGCCTCGCCGGCTGCGACTGATTAGCCCGGAAGAACGCGATCGGGAAGGCCGGATCATCCGTCTTGCCGAATTCGAACGTGGCGGGCTGTTCCCATGCGGGTGGCCGCCATCGAAGGGCGATCGAGCAGAGACGACCGGCCCACCCAACCAACAGGCAGCCGAGTGAAAGCGTGATCGGGCGGACATGCGAGTGAACGAAAACAGGAGGCGGGAACGTGATGACGTCGGAGGCGACCAAGTCGGACAATCTCAAGGGCCGGATCGTTCCACGCTCGGAATGGCCGGCGAAGTACCTGCAGCCGATCGCTGGCGATCTCAGTGGTCTCGTCAGCAAGCCGGACGTCGTCAGCCTCATCACTGGCAAGTGGTTTGCGGTTGCGACCGAACCAAGACACGAAGTCCTCGCCAAGGAAGAGATCGCCGGCCAAGGCCTGATCACCTATTTGCCGATGGAGCCGCGGCGCGAGCGGCACGGCCGCGGCCAGGTGCGCACCGTCGACCGTCCGATCATCCCGACCTACCTGTTTGTCAAATGCGAACCTGTCGCTGACCATTGGCATCGGGTCACATGCTCGCGGGGTGTTCATCGGGTGCTCGCCGATATCGGCGGCAAACCTGTGGCGGTCCCAGAAAAGGCAATCGAAGCCATCAGGCTATTCGAAACAGTGCAGCAGGAAAGGGAGTTGGCGCGCATCAAACGTGAGGATGACGAAGCCGCCTATCAGGCCAGCCTCAAGGCCGCACAGGAAGTGATCGCTGCCGGGAAAAAGCTCAAGATCGTTTGGCACTTTACCGAAGGTGACCGTGTAAGGATCAAGCACGGGCCGTTTGCCGGCTTCTATGCCCAGCTTGAAAGCGCCCCTGATGCTCACGCCCGGGTCGATGTCATGATCAGCGCCTTCGGCAGGATCGTCAGTACGGAGATGTCCGCGTTCGAAATAGATCGGGCACAGGATGTCGAAGAGACTTGAACGAATCAGCAGAAAGAGTCTCATTGCGGAACCTGTAGCGCCCTGACTCAGAAAATCGAGTCATCGCTACTGCGGACGCATCCAAGCCCGGCCCTCGCGCCGGGCTTTCGCTTTTATAGACATAGGGTAGCAGTGGCGTGCGGCCCGACCATGCCGGGCTGGCAAAGGCCTCAGTTCCAACCGATCGGATGGCGACCATGTGAACCGTCACGCTGGCGAGCGCACGATCTTTGATCAGTACTGAGTAGCGGCCCGGCGCCTCGCAAGCCCGGGCCGTTTTGATTCTATAGGTTGAGGCACGTCTGAAATCTGTTGGCGTGTCCTCCTTGTGTCGAACACCGCATGAGTTTCCTCCCTGGACTTAGGCGGCGCTGGCAACGGCGCCGCCTCTTTCGTTCATAGGGTAGGATGGCTGATCCGCCCTGGAAGGCTTGGTACAAGACTGCACGCTGGCGTGCGCTGCGCCTCAAGGTCTTCCTTCGGGACCTCTACACATGCCGGCGGCCGGGATGTGGTCGCCTCGAAGGCGACACCAGCAAGCTCGTGTGCGACCACATCACCCCCCATC